TCGCCGCCGCGTACATACTGCCGGGTCCCGCCGGTTGTACGCCGTACATCATCGCCGCCGCGTACATACTGCCGCGTCGTTAGCCGCGTACATACTGTCGCAGCCGGCCCCTTTGTACGCCGTACACCGTCACGATCTTGCCTATACTGCCAGAAACATAGCCTGCGTACCGCGTACGCAGCAAACCGTCAGTACTATGCCGATACTGCCGCAGCCGGACAGACGGTGTGTACCAAAATGATACACATCAACCATGTACGCAGCGTCATTTTCTTGCCACGCACCCAAAGTGCGTACACCACCTTTTGCGACTTATCAGCGCTGTGCGTACAGGGTTTTTGACAGCCATGCTACATAAGCACGTGTCAAGGCAACTATGGTGTGGCAATTTTGTGACACTAGGACAGAAAGCGCGTACTATATGAATAATTGCCACACCGCGTACACCCACTTTTGTGGCCCGTAACCAGAATTTGGTGTACGCAAAGAAACGCTACCCACGCCATCCGCTCATATAGTACGCAGGCCGGCTAGGCCATACACGCTAGGCAAACGCACTATGCAAACACGCTATGCAAACCAGAGCATAGACACACCAGCCAGCCACAAGCCGGACACCCTGGTTGCTTATATGCGCCCCGCGCCGAGTACGCCGTACACCGTCATTTGCGCGCATATACTGCCCGATCGTTTGATACCATACGCGTACCGCGTACGCAGCCAGAGGACAAAAAAATACCGCTGGGGCCGAAACCCCAGCGGTATGCATGCTACGCGCACAATACATGCACGCTGATCTTGCACCTGCGCGTGGACGACAGGCCCTTGCTACGCACCAGTACCAGCCCGTTATCGAACCAGGCATACGCACTGCCGGTACGCCATAGCTGCGTAACAGCCCGCTCTATAGCGTTACCCATGCCCGGGTACGCTATCTGCAACGCGCCCATAGCACTAGCCACAGCACGCAGTACGTCGCTACCTCCATCAACCACAGCCCGGATACGCACACGCTGTACGCGGCGCGGGCCGTGGCGCAGGAGGAACCTTATATGCAAAAATGCAAGATAAGGGGCGTACGCGGGGGAGGTACGGGTACCGTATCCCCCCATCAGCACACCGTCATGCTGGCCGTGTTGTTTGCCGTCCTGCTTGCTGTTCTTGCCCGTACGCACGCCTGCGCCGCCGTTATCTGTACGCACGCCCGCGCTACCTATGCACACGTGCCGCATGCTGCTATCTACATGCTGATGCATGCTTAGTACCCCTTCACTATATTATAGTAGGTACCAACTATCTCATCGAGGCGCACCGCATGCGCCATGCGTGTGCCTTCTGGCCACGGTATGCGTACCGCGGGCGGGTTGAAAACGCCTGCGTCTACATAGCCCCAATCTAGTTGTCTTGGCAGGCGTTTGTACACGCCCCATGCAGTACACCGCCACACCTCGATAGACGGTTCTAGTGCCGGTCTGGTAATCGAGCACAGGTATTCGCGTACGTGCTCCATATCCTCGAAGATGCACAAGCCATATTTACGCTTGCGCATGACTGGATCAGCGTACGCGATTTTACCTGGCTCGTATATCACGCAATGGTAGGAGGATAGCGGTACAAACAGGGAAACGCGCTCGTTGTTGTTCAAGCGGCGTACGATCTTGTAGAATTGTTTTGGGGATCGTTTACGCATGACGGAATGCCTCTTTCCACGGGATATGTTCGATTAGGCGTACAGCGTCTGCCATTAACGTTCCTGTCGGCCACGGGTACTCATATATCTGGCTGAAGTCTGGGTTGCCCGAGGCGTCATGTGCTGTGTACAGGGGTGGTGGCAGGTCTGCGCGTACGTTTATAGCTTCGCAGCGCCATAACTGCCAGCCGCGTACCGGCCCTACAGTCAGGTCTAGGTATTCGCAGGCGTGACGGATCGTTCTGAATATGCACAGCCCGTACCCGTGTTCGGTCATTGGAGGCTGCGCGTACACCCATTTTCCGAGCACGTACTTGGTATGCATATAGCGGAACATGGGTAATGCCAGCGATGTAAATTCGCCAAATGGCGTGTAGCGCACGATCTTGTACGCCTGTACGAGTGGGGTTGGGATAGAACAGTGTTTCATTTCAGTACACCACCTCTGGCAGGTTATCTAGCGTTTCCCATGGTACTGGCTTTGTCAGGCGGATAGCACGTGCCATGAGCGTGCCGTCCGGCCAGCTTCGGTACCAGCCGCGCGGCTTGCGTAGCGTACCGGCTGTAAGCATATTGACGTCTACCACGTCCAGCCGGCTTGCTAGGGGTACGTACAAATCGAGCGTTTCGCATTCCCACAGCTCAATGTTGTACGCCTCCTTCGCGATGGCGAACTTGTCCATCAGGAAGAACTTTCGTACGTCGGCCAGGTCTGCGAATACGTACAACCAGTACCCGCGCTTGCGCATCGCTAATGGCGCGCGTACCCATTCCTGCGGCTTATAGATAACGCACGCTGGGTCCCCGAGACGGAACGACAGCGACGTTAACTTGCCGCGCTCGACGTTGACAACCTTGTACGCTAAATTCTTTTTGCGCATATTATTCCCCCCGTACGGCATTCCTGACCGTATCCCACGGTACCGGCTCGATCAGTCGAACAGCCGTCGCAAATAGCGTACCGGTCGGCCAGGCGTGAAATCGAATTTCTTCCGCGCCTAGCTCGCCTAGTACGAAGCTAGTAACGTAATCCGTGAACAATCGGTTTGCGACCGGCTTGCGTACGCCAATGGCGTCGCATTTCCAGACCTGCCAGCTGCACGGCGGGTGGTACTGGTCCCAATTGATAAAATCGTGTACGCTCTCAAGCGAGTCGAACACGCATAGGTCATATCCGCGCTTACGCATAACCTTCGGAGCGCGTACCCATTTTTGCGGTGTGTACCGCGTGCACGCCGGCTCTGAGAACATGAACGATATAGACGCAAGCGCGCTACCACCGGTGTCGGTGCGCACAATCTTGTACACGGTTTTTAGGCGTTGTCTCATTTTAGTACACCACCTTATGCTCGTTCTTGACCTTGTCCCACGGTATTGGCTTCATGAGGCGTACCGCGTCCGCATGCAGCGTACCGGTCGGCCACTCGTCTTGCATCGCTTTGGATATGTGTACCTCACCCAAAGCAACTGGGACTACGTCGCCGATCGACAAGCGCTTTACGCGCGGCTTGCGTACGCCAAGGGCTTCGCATTCCCAAACTTGCAAGTCACGTGGCGACTTGTCGGTACTTTTCCGGAACGTGAACAGGAACACATCTTCAAGCGTGCCAAACACGCATAGTCCGTACTTGTACTTGTGCATAACATCTGGTGCATGTGCCCATTCGCTAGGCACGTACTCCACGCCTGGCGCTTCGGACGCATTAAAATACAGCGACACCAGGCGGCTTCCGTACTTGCGCACAACCTTGTACACTGTGCGCGCAGAACGTTGTTTTGCCATTGCAACTCCTACGGTACGCGGCGAACGCACTCGCGCATAATCAGCGCGTCTACCATGCGTACGCTCGGATTGTCCGTTAGCTCATCTGCCGTTGGCAACGGACGCGGGTCCTCAACGTCAACGCGCCAAATCTCGTACAGTGTACCAGGTTCCATGCGCATTTCGATGGCGAACTCCAGCGCCACGTCGTAGCTAGTGAAGACAAATAACCCGTACTTGAACGGGTTTTGCCGCACGCGCACCCATTCGCCTGGTACGTAGTGGTGGAAAAAGGCGCTTTCGCGCGGCGTAATAGCAGACCCGCGTACGCCGTCCTCGAACAGGCGTACGACTTTGAAGTACTCGGACATGTGCGTTCCTACACAAACGTTTTGTCGCAGTATCCACGCGGTACGCGGCGAACGCACTCACGCATAATCAGCGCGTCAACCATGCGCTGACTTGGGTTATCTGATAGCGTGTCCGCCATTGGCAGTGGGCGTACGCCCTCTGCGTCCACGCGCCAAATCTCGTACACGATGTTGGAACCCGCGCCCATTGTATGGGCGAATTCTAGTGCCGCTTTGCATGACGTAAACACGAATAGCCCAAACTTGAGCGCATTTGGGCGCGCGTGTACCCATGTACTTGGCACGTACTCGTGAAACAGGTTGCAATCCCGTGCCACGATGGCCGATCCGCGTACGCCGTCCTCGAACAGGCGTACTACTTTATAGTACTCGCTCATCTTATACAAATAGCGGTACTTCGCAAATACGCTTATGGAGTACTACATAGCCGGCCATAAGCGTATGTAATGGCGCGAATTGCTGAATGTCAGGCGGTATAGTACAAACATCAACCGCCAGTACACGCCACACTTCTAGCGCTTCTCCTGGCATACTGACAAGCGGCTTGCAGCGTTGCCATCTTTCCGCCCACTCGCGTGCGGTACGCAAGTTGTCAAAGATGAACAACTTGCAACCCGTTTTGTACAGGTTTTCGTACGGCGCGACAGTTACGCGCCGAATACGGTATTCCACGCGCTTTCCGTGGTACTTGAACACGGAGTATCGCGAATCCTGGTTTGGGTAGCGTAGAACAACCTTATAGTACCTCACGGCACCTCCTACTTCATACTACGCGGCGTACGAGTTTCACCGCTTGCGCCATGAGGATGTACGGCGCATCGGGAAACTCTTCCGCGATTGCGTACTTCGGGTGCAGAATGCCTTTGCAAATAGCCTCTGCGTCCAGTGGCTTGACGTGGATCGTGGGCCACGTACCCATGCCAAGCACTTCCCAGAGCTCGTATCTTGAGTACGAGGCCTCACGGTTGACGCGGAAGCGCGCCTCCGCGTCTTTGTACGCGTCAAGAACGAAGCGCATGAAGTCGAGCGCGGCGTCGAGGTCGCGGTACACGAACAACCCGTAGCCGCGATGCAGGGCTTCCGGTTTCGCCTTCGTCCACCGATTTGGCTCATAGTACGCTATGATAGGTGAGCTCTCGGGTACTATGAGCGACATGCGCGCTTCAGTCAGCGCGTGCAGTCTGCGTACAATTTTGTACAATTTGCCGTCATTCATTGACCACACTCCTCCTTGTGCAATTGTGACCATGTACGCACTTTCACTTGCGTACCGTCCCACGTCACGATGCGCGAACGTAGCGCGCCACACGACGTACACGGACGGGTCACAATGAATTGTGCGTCCTTTTCGAGGACCACAAGCTTGGTCTCGTACGGAATGCGCTTGCGGCCTTCATAGTGCACCGTGTACGCGGATGCCAACGGTAGCACCCCCGCCATCTCCGTACCGTCTGGCGGGAACCAGACCAGTTTCTTGTCCACGTACAACCAGTTTTCGCGCGGCAGCTCGTACCGCACTCCAAATCGATTCCCATGAATGCGCACGAGTACGAGTGCGCGCGTGTCGTTCGGATCCTGCTCTTCGGTCAAGAAGAGCGGACCGTTTTCCACACGCAACACGGTAGCGTTGTACACAACGTCACCGCATACGTGTACCGACAATCGCATGTCGATCGGGATACGTACCAGCTTGCGACTAGGTCGCGTGTACCCCAAGAACACGTGCTCGTACGGTTCGCGCTGAACGGCAATGCCTTCAGCCGCGCTATCTGTGAACGCCGTGAAACACTTCACAATAACACCCTCCTAGTACACGGACTTTATCGGACGTACTTCGCGCGCCATTAGCGTGCCGTCCATCCAGTACGGCGCACCAGGGCGCGCGTACGCAGGCCCGATCAACCCTTTGTCGATGTCGTACGGGTTGACGGGCGGTGGCAGATGGCGCGCAATGCCGCGCGCCTCGCAGGCCCAAATCTCGTACGCCTGCATGAACTCTGGTCGAACCTCGTACGCAGTCAGGTTCGACCAGAGCTGGCGCGCTTGCGCCAGGTTTTCGTACACGGTAATGTAGTAACCGTGCACTTCTGCCGCTTGCGGCGTACGTGCCCACTTAAGTGGCTCGTGCGCTACGCTGAGCGGCGAATCGAACGCCACGAGGGGGGAGTACAGGCCCCCCTCGTGGCGGATAAGTACGCGGTAGAAGTGGTTCATCGGCGTACCCAAGCCTGGTGTGTCGATCCGTCATCGAACTCGAACACACCGAACTTCGCGCAGCTTTCTACAAGCGCGCGGAGAAGGATGGTTAGCGCGTACGCGTCCGTCCAGTTGTCCACGAGCACGTACGCGTCCATGCGTTCACCCTTCGGGTTTTTATTCACATGCCCGAATACGAACGCGCGGAGCATGTCAGTGCTGAGTACCACGTCCAGGTACTCGCGCTCGTTGTCGTCGAACTCGCGCAACAAAACGTCGTTGCGCGCACCTTGTACAACGCCCACAAATAGGTGGTCGTGGGCGTTGAACGGTTCTACGCAAAGCTGTAGCAGCTTTGCGAATCGCTGGTCTCGCTCGTCACGTACCGGTACGAAGACCAGCGTCAGCCGATCGCGATCGCGCTTAATGTCCGACATGCGCGTACCGCTCACTCCGGGTTGTACGTGGGCTCGAACCCCCAGTACACCCAGAGGAACTGGTTGGGCAAGCAGCGCAAGTCGTACGCAGCAAACGGGATGCCGCGCGCTTCCATCGCTTGTACGAGCGTGATGAGCAGTCGCGGATTTGTCCATCCGTCAAGGATGACGTACGCGACGATCTCATCGCGCTCTTCACGCGCAACGTCTTCGCGCACGAAATCGATCACGGCCTCTTCGCCGTACACGAAGAGGTCCCAATCGAATTGTACGCGGGACCGATCGACGTTATCGCTTTGCGCGACCGCGATAACGTCGTACGTCGCGCCATCCGGACGGTCGGCGCGGAAGTACTCGTCGCGGATATGCTCCGCGAGGCCGCTAGGCTCGTTGCCTGTAGCGGCACAGAAAACATAGCGCTTCTTTGTACGTTTCATATGCGCTACCTCCTATCGCTTCATACGGGCGGCCAAGTACGAGAAGATGCACTTTCCGCAAATGTACTCGCCGCCCTCTTTCGCGACGCGCACTGGATCGACGCCATCGTCAGGGTCGTCGTACGCAAACCAGTGCGCGCGCAGGTCACAGGCGTGCTCGACAGACCCCAGGGAGTACGTGTAAGTGAAACACCCCTGGTGTCCGATACACGCCTCACCGCACATAGAGCAGTACGCTTGCGCATTCTTTGTACGCACAGCCTGCTCCCACTTGCGCACGGATTCCGTGCAGACGTCGCACGTTAGCCGTTGGCGTAGTACGCCGTACGGCCAACTACTGCGGTCGTCGCACGTACAACCGTGCGGACGCATCCAAGCTGGATGTAGCTCAAACCGCGAAAACGCGGGATTGAGCTTGTACAACCAGCTCGTGCCGAGCGGGATACGTGACATTATCGTACCCGCTTCCAGGTCTTCGTACCCGCCTTGCGGACATAGGCGCGCAGCGGGTGCTTGACCCCCGATTTGTACGCCATATGCCGTAGCAGGCGGATGATCGCAATGGCGCGATCCTCGTCTGTCTCCAGTACGAGGGCGCTGCCATCTACGCGACCTGGCTCCGCGTCCACGAGTACGCGGTTTTGCACCACGTCCTGCGGAAGCAGGAATGGTGCAATGTGTGGCGGAAAGTGCGTGAGGTCCGCCACGTTAAGCGCGTACTCGCGCTTTGCCGCGTCCGCCATGATTACGCGATGACCTCGACGCGGTACACGTCCAGGTCGCTTTCGCCGATAGCCGGCAAGTCGCGTACGTCAGCCGGCAGGCGGACTTTGAGTCGCGCAATGTAGTACACGTCCCCTACTTGAAACGTGTCCAGCATTGCGCGGTTGTAGGCCACGCCGAGTACTGCGGCTGTGGCCTCATGCCCAATGAGCGACGTTGCGCCTTGGGCGTACGCTTCGCGCAGCTCACGTAACGTGGCGCGCGTGACTCGTAGCGTACCCTCGCCCACTACGGGGAGGGCGTTGAGGATATATGTACGCATATAGCGTCCTCCTATGCGTGTTTGCAATCCGCGTCGTGGTGTACACGTACAAACACCACGCTATTCACGACACGCGAATAGCCGGTGATCTGTACGCGACACCCGTCGCGTAGCGTCTCCTGGTCGCGGCGGTCTACCACGAGACGCAGCCCTTCCAGGAGCTTGCGTACTTCGCCGTCCAACGGGCGCGCCTTGAATCGCCCGCCAGGAATGGCGAATACGCGGGCCGCGTACTTCGGACCCGTGCCGCCATCGCAAGCCTGTAGCTTGCCGAATGCGACGCGGTCGCCGACGTACGCGGCGAACAATTCGCGCTCATCGAGCGCGACTGAGTAGAACGACCTTGTACGCATACCTGTACGCCAAAAAAAGCCCCACGGCGGGCGCCGTGGGGCTTATGACATGGCGCGCAACTACGTAGCGCGACGTGACGGGCGTTACTCGTCGCCCATCACGTACGCGCCGGGGAGCTGCGCGTAACGATCGAGTACTTCGAGCGCGGCCTTCGCGTTGAACACGCGACGCTTGGCCGTCATGCCAAGCGCGCTGCCCAACGTGAACAGCGCTTGGCCGATAGCGTACGCCGCGCGAGCTTGCGTACGCATCTCATGCGCGTCATCGGCGCTCGTCTTTTCGAGCGCCTCGAAGAGCTTGTCCACAAGCTCTTCGTCCCGTACGCCAATATGCCGCTTGTAGCTTTCCCACCACAGGCGGTTTTCGGTAGCGCGCTGCCGCTGTACGCGGCGCGCAGCCGCAATGCGACGCGCCTCGCGCTGGCGACGTACTGCCGCGCCAATCGCGTCAGCGAAGGCGCGGATGCCGTACGCCATCGCGCGAATCCCGCACGCGATCTCGCCGAAGACGCGCGGGAGGGCACGATCGTAATTGAGCGCCTCGTACACGCTGGCGCTCAAATCGCGCTCGATCTCAACGAGAGCGCGTGGGTAGAAGCGGGAGACCGCTTCTTTGTACGCGGCCTCCCAGCGCGCGGCCTTCGCGCGCTGTTGCCGCACGTACGTTGCGTCGTACGCGCGGCGCGGATCTACGCTCGGCTTTTCGCCGAGTACTTCCAGCGCGCGACTTCGCGCGAGCTCCATTGCCGCCGCCCGCATGCGTACCACGAGCGGCGGTACCTTTTTCACGCCGCGCTCAGCGGCCATGTACGCCGCGAGCGCGCGGGCGGCCTGCACACGCCGCCCACCACGTCGACCACGTCGCGTTTTGGTACCCATATAACCTCCTTCGGGGCTACTAGCGGAACGCGACTTACCGCGTTCGCCCCGCGTTCCGCGCACATTACCTCCCGCAGTACGCACGCGCGGTATGCGTACCGCGGTTGCCGGCCACCTACGGTCCTCGGCGTACGACCGGCGTGTACGCCGAGGCTGGTCCCGATGGGCCGCTTCTAAAGGTAGCAGCGCGAATTTTGTCAAAACTCGAAAAGACCGACATTAACGCACCGCGTCATTTCCAGCCCTCCCTGGGTACTTTTAGGCGCGGAGCGCCTGTACCCGTACGCGTATCTGCGCAATATATGTATACTGTTCTGTCGTTTCGGCTGTACGTGGGCTTATATGTATACTGCGCTAAGCATTCTTAGCGCGTACCGCTGCAGTAACATTAATGAGCTTGCCTTTTGCCGTAACGTCCACTGGAATTTCTTTCCGGTGACCGACGTACATGAAGATCAGCGGAATGTCTTCCGGCGGTTCAAGCGCATCGATTGTGCGTTGTGACACTTCCAAGTCGGTACAAAGAATCATACCGCATATATCGCCCTCCAGCATGGCGGATTCTTCAACGTCGCCGTTACGCAATTGCTTTACGTACTCCATGAACTGGTCGTATTCAGTGCCGCCACGTCCTTTTGGTGCACGCAGCCATTGCTCAAGTACGCTTGCGCTATCGATAATAAATGTCTGCGTAACGCGCGTGTCGCCGTCGATTGCCAATAGCTGTATGTTTTCGCATGCAGCTATATCGAAAATATCTTTCAGCTCGCTTGCAATATGATCGAACTCTTTCACTTGCATAGAACCGGAAGTATCACGGCAAATCACAAGCGTGCCTGGTACGTAGCGTTGACGCCGTGGCGTGTACACGCCCGTTGCCCATGTTTGCTTAGCTGGGCGCATCCAGTCTGGGCGGCGAATAATGTTCGTCTGTACGAATTCGCGCAGCTCATCTTGCCAGTTATGAACCGGCGCACGTACATTGAGCTGCAAGAAATCTTGTACGTTGCCGCCGTTTGGCCCTTGCGCTTGGCCTGACTTATCTTCTGCGATCTTGATTAAGATTGCATGGCGCTGTAATGCGCCTTCAACAAACTGGCGCATATTTTCAGCGCTCTGCTGTGACGTACACGGCTGCAGGCCAAGCCTGCGTGCAATTTTCGCAAGCTCGTCAAGCAAGTCTTCGGACGCGCCGCCACTTTGATTGTCGCCGTCTTCTTCGCCGTTGCCATCATCTCCGTACCCATCTGCGGCTTGGTTTGATTGCTTTTGTGGGTCTTTTCCACCTGGCGTACTTGCAACGTCGTCGCATTCATTGTTGTTATTGCCTTTGCCGCTCTTGGCTTGTTCGCTTGGCGTCCTGCCGCCTGGCGTACTGGTACGATTGCGACGCGGGTCACCCTTAGAAACATTGCCCTCGCTATCGCAATCGTGTTGCCCGTACTCGCCCGCTTCGTCTACGGGTACTTCAGAATCTTCATTCTCGTGATCGCCAAAGCCTTGCTTTTCGTCTCTGCTTTGGCCGCTCGAATGCGCAAGTACTTGCAGCGGGCTTGGCGTTTGCGCTTGCTTGCGTAAGCGTCGCCAGATTTCTTCAGCGGACAAATTCCAGGCCCAATCTGGAGTTTCGAGCGCTTTCGGTACGCACGTTCCGTCCGGTTCGCGAATCACACCTTGGTCATGCAGCGGCTTGAGTACCCGGTAAACTTCATAATCAACTGCGATAAAGAAGGCGCGCTCATCAATTTGAGCATGTTTCCAGAGACGCCACAAGTGACCCATTGCAATGTGCGTGCATTCGTGCACGAGCACGTACTTCAATTCTTCGATGCTAGCCTTCTGGAGGAACTCCGAGCCGAGTACGATACGAAAATTCTCGTCAGCGGAAGCGATAAACTTGTCCATACCGACATCAACGACATAGTACTCGAATGCACGCGAACCATCGGCTTTATTGGATGGACGCGTACGTAATTCGCCAGCGACAGAACCAACGATCGCTGCCGTACGTGGATGCGATAATAGCTTGAAGAGAACGCGCTCTAAGCGGCGCGACTCTTGCTTGTTTGGCTTACGCATGATTTCCCCTAACTAGTTAGAATGTTATCCTGCGATTGCACGTACTCGTGCCGCGAGCATGTCAATCTTAGATAGCTGCTGTTCTGGTGCGCTCTTGGCCGCGTCGGCCACGGTATCTAGCTCTTGTACGAGCTTGCTTAGCTCTGGCGGTAGCTCAATATCCGCCGCCATCTTAAGCGCGCTTGCAAGTACGCGCGCAACCGTCTTGCGCTTGCCGCCTTTGACCGTCAAGCGGCGTACGGCATCATCAAGCGCCTCTAGAATGCGCTGCCGGAAGTACTCCAGATGCATTGCGCGCATGTTCATGAACCACGTTTGCCATTCCCTATCAGCCGGAATCGGCAAGAATTGCGCTTCGCAATAGAATTTGTCGCGTACTGCGTTTGCGCTCGGCCAGATTGGCGAGATGACGCCACGTCGGCGTGCGCCCTCGTACTCCTGCAAGAACGCATCGAGCGCTGTTTGGAATCGCGGTTGTATGTCAGCAATGATGTCGCGCAATTCTGGTACAACCACTACGTTGGCGATGCGGAACCCACGGAATTCGCATGGCCACGTGCGCGTGTTAAATTTGGTGAAGGCTTCCGTACGCAGCGCAATGAGCTTTTTGTGCGAATCGATTTGTCGCAACGAGCGCATTGCGCGTACGCGCTCTTGGTTCGGGATCGTTGTGGTTTCCGTGATGACGCGCGTTAGCTCGTGGTCGGTGACCATCGGGTTCCACACGGTAACGTGCGGTCGCGCGAGTACGAAGTTTTTTGCTTCTAGTGCCATATAGATAACCTCCCTAACGGTTTGTACGCTACTCGATGTCGAACAGGTCGCTGTTGCGGTCAACAAACTTGTTCCATCGTTCGACCGCAACAAGCTTGTCAACGTTATCCTTAAACTTGCGCGCGATGCCTTTGGCAGCAAGCGCAGCAAATTGTCGCGGCAATCGCTCAACGTACGGAATCAAGTGACGCAAGTTATCGAGAGATGCCCAAATCGCAATTAGCGTTGCGAGCAAGTACATTGCCGCAGTACTTCCTTCGCCTGGAACAGGCGCTGTTTGCGGCGATGCGAGAATTTCGTCTAGCGTTGGCATGCTGGTGATGTCTTCGCGTACCGAAATGAATGCAGCAGTTGCCGGATGGCCAATGCGGGCAGCAATCGGCTCGTACTTCTGCAGCGGCTCCGGAAGCTTCATAACAGCATGCCACGAGCGGAAATCAGGGAACCGTTCTGCGGGATTCTGCACGTGATGCCAGCGGTACAACCATTCGCCGCGTGTTACACGGTGGAATGCCACGACTTGCGCGGCCCAGTACGCACGCTGCGGATCGGTTGTTTCGAGCTGGCGTGCATAATCTAGTGCCCACATGCACCAGTTTTCCACTTCATCTTCCCACGGCGCAAGTGGCACGGTACCGCGCTCGGTCGGGACGGGAATTTTAACGTCCACCACCTGGCCGCCTTGTACGACCGCAATAGGCGCTTGGATTTCGTACGCGGCATCATATTCGCTTCGCAGCGCTTCATCGAGGCCGCGTACGCCAGCCGCATCTTCTGGTCGGTTTGTCGCGCCCCACACGAGTACGGGTTCAGGCAGCGACATGCCTTCGCCGGCGCGCGTGATCAGCGACTTGAGGGCGCCTTGTATATCGATCGGCGCTTTTCCTAGGTCGTCGATCAGCCAGAGTACCGGCTTTTTGGCGTTGCGCAAGCGCGCAATCAGCTCTAGCGGCAATTGTCGTGCAACATCGCCAGCAGGTACAATTGCGCCGCTTAAGTCAACGCGCTCCTGCAAATGGAGCGGCGTACAAATGAACTCGTACCCGAGTTCTTTCGCAATCGCGCGAATGCGCGCAGTTTTGCCCGTAGCCGGTGGGCCAGCGAGCAGTACGCGCGCGCCGCTGCGTGCTTCTTCAAGAAGAACCTTCATTGGGTCATGCATAGCGTACGTATCCTCCATCTTACGCATTTGCTGCAATAATTGTCTTTAGCACCCGAGCAGCTTTCGAGCTGCCTAGCCTTGACTCGCTGTACACATCTGCCCATTGCTCAAAGCATTGCAATTGCCCTCCTTTCGTGTCATTGTACTTTTTATGAATATGACGCAACGCGCGTAGCCTCCTACGTACGCGCCGCGTCGGGCGGATGTCTTCTTCGCCAACCGTCCACGTAAACCCGCAGACGTTAATGCGGTCTGTCTGCTTGTACTGCTCGACGTACTTGGCTTTCAGGCCGTGAAGCGCAAGCGCAAACTCGATAGCTTCAAGCACCTTGTCCGTTGCAATACTCGTGGTGATTAAAATGTCGTCTGCGTACCGCGAGTACGCAAAAGGCAATTGTGCCTTTTTGTGGGCGCATTGCCCGAACAGCCCAATCTCATGTACGGATCCTTCGGCAGAATATTTGTGGTCAAGTATCTTGTGCATGAGGGTACAATCGAGTGATAGCAGCATTATATTAGCAAAGTGCGGAGATGTACATGGGCCTTGTCCAACAACATGTAAGCGCTTGTCATCGCAGTACGGGAAGAGCGCCTGAACCTTTCTGTTCTCGATCTCGCCGTACTTGTTCACGATGGACTCGAAATTGAGCCAGAATCTATGGTGCTTGTTCATGATTGTGCTCCAGATTGCATCACGCAGCTTGTCGCCGCCGTACAGGCTTCTACTTCCAAGTGCGACTACGCTTGCCTGGCTTATAGAAAGTCCGTAGTCGTACCCGAGCAATGTTCTGTATACAGCTCGCACGTACGACCTGAAAGCAATAGGCATCAGGGAATTGAAGCAATCCTTTATGTCTATCTTGTACGTGACTGCATCGAGCCATCGCGCTGCGCATTCCATATGCAAGCGCACGTGATCGTGTACGCTGCTTTTTGGCGCATATGCGGTGATAGGCCGGAACAAGCCACACGAACAGTGCCTGAAGAAGTACGACCATGCGGCCAAGCGCCATGCTAAATCGCGCTGTATCTTGCGCGCGTACTCCGATGTCGTAACAAAGATGCGGCGCTGCTTGCGACCGACGGGAATCGTTGTCCAGTGCCCAACATCCTGCATATTAATCTCCCATCACTGCAAATGTACGTAGCACTGTTTTTGCTTTCTCCACGTGTGCAGACGCTGGCACAGGCGAATTGTCGCCACGTACTTCTGGATTGCCTACGGTGATTTCGTTTCCGTAGAACGAGAACGAATCACCGTATAAGTACCCGTTAACCCTATAGTTGAGCGTACTGTCTTTGAAGAACGGCAGGTAGCAGCTATCGCGCGTATGAATCAGTACAGCCTCTTGGCCGTAGTGAAAGAAATGCATCTGCGAAATTTCGCTCCAGTACGTTTTGCCATAGTCACCGCACGTCCATGCGCGTTGCGCGTACCCAAGTCTCCTTGGTACAGACACGCCAGGCACGTGCACGGCATTGTATAAGATTCCAGATTTATTGATAGCGTCGTTCGCGAACTGCGCTAAGTTGCTGTAAGCTTTGTACGCAAAATACAAGCCAGCTATGTACGGAGACGTAGGCAGTCCAGCGGCAACGACAAAACGCTCGCGCAGTGGATCGTACGGCATGATGTACTGAGCCTCATTGCCCTGAGAGGCAATGCCATGCCAACGATCATTGGCATTCATCCTTCGTAATATCCCGTACAGCATGTCCACGTACTGGCACAATGGCTCCATGCGTTTGCGGTCGCTGAACGGCTTCGCGACAACGTGCGAATCTTTCGTGATACCTATGCCAAACGTGCAATAGTTAGCCGTAAATTCTAACGTAGCGTACACACTTGCAAGATCGAGCTGGTCGTACATGTTATGCATCTTGTAGTGCGCAACCACTATGTCTTGTTTGTCCACCTTCTTGCTTAGGCGCCAGGCGCGTACGGCAATTTCTGATGCTATCTGGTACGCCGACACGCCAAGCTCTGGTAAGTTAACGGCGCTTACGATTCCGCACCCGCAGCGCTGTAGCAGGTACGCAATCAGTGCCAGCCGCTCTGCTACTTGATGTTGCACTTCAAGCGCATGCTCGCTTGTGGTAACGAACACGCGCTGGCCATTTTCCTCTTTCCAGTACCCAAAATTGATTGTTCGCATATATGTACTGTTCCTCCTTTCTGTTGTGTTGCGTTATATAAGATTTTGCCCCGGTACGGGGCAGTTAGCCGCGTACCGGGGCGCGCATGCTTAGCTGCGCGAAGCGAGCGCACGGAGCGAAGACGAGGCCCCAACGTAGCGGAGCGCACTTCGCGAAGCGAAGTGCCGTGGCGGAGTTGAGCCGAGTCTTCGCGAGTACGCCTCGGTGACGGAACGCAGGTTGCCGCGACGAATACATCGCGCGTGGTTCTGGTGTAACCCGCAGCTAAGCATGTTGTTATGTACACGGTAGCGCGAGGGGGCAAGTCGGTCCTGCCCCCGACGTCATACAGGTTGCCGCGACGAGTACATCGCGCGTAACAATACCGCCGCTATCGCGCATGCGTACGGCAAAATTGCGCAATTTGTCGTACGCCGCTTGGCTGGCTCTGGCACCAAAGCCAAGGCGAACCAAAGCATAGCTGGAATTTTCTGATCGTGGACGAAAAGACCGACATTTTACAAAAGCACACTGTCAAGTTGCCCGGGGTATAATATCTAAGCATCCAGGTCTCTGCCTATCTTCTTAGATCATATTTCTTGCCGCGTATACTGCTCTGGAATTTCGCTGCCCCTTTGCCTTGGCGCGTATACTGCCACAATATTTCAAGGTTATCCAGTCCTGCCGCGTATACTGCCCCTGGATTTCGGGCTTTTATACTTAATTTTGGTTTTCTTGACCCGAAATCCGCGCAAAGACGCCCCTGGAACAATAAGATTCGGATCATTGCCAAGCCTAGCCCGAGCCTCGACATAGTCAACCCGCCTACCGGTAACGTCATATATCCATAGCTTATTCAGCCGGACTCCGCGAAGGACCATGTTGGCTTCTTCCTGATTTGTAATGATGTCGGATAATCTAATATAACTAGATAGCTTCTTCATGGCTTGCCAACCGGTCTTTCCGTGATATAGTTGGGGTCATGATCTACCCAATGTTACCAACAATCGAATGTCGCTGCGGTTTCGACCGAAATCGCGCGGAGGAAACGTGCGGAACTTTTCTGCACGATCGGAAACTCAACAACACTGTTTTTTCTCACAATGTAGGTTGTCCCGCATTAATACCCGACGTGTGGGATTATTGCAACCAACATACGATTGCCATTGTGGGAATTAATTTCTCCGCCAAGGCGATAAAACCGGTTATAATGGCAGCTAGGGAAGCCCTAGAGAGTGCCAAATCTATTAAGGACCTGGTCAAGACATGCCAGATCTGTCTCGACTACTTCGTTTCCCCATACATCTGCAACGTATGCCCATCGTGTTCTATATCTTTGCCATCTACATTCACGTGGACACAAGACCACCGTGACTTTAGCGTTCCACATGTAGTTGATCGTCTTGCGCCATGCCCGACTGGCGTATCTTTTATTGAAAGTATGAATGATGAGAAAACTATGAGTGAAATCATGGAATTATTGCATAGGGCGCTAAAACACGGTTTGTTTTTCCACCTGGTTCATGGAGCAGGCATGTACCAATCTCTCTTTGCCCAGATCGGCGTTATGGCTGCCGAAAACAGCCTGCGCTGCACAAAGTGCAAGCAGCTTAAGGCAAGAATCATTGTCTATAATTGCAAGAACATCCCAGCCAAGCCGGATGACCTATATACCGCCAGTTCTGGCATGAATACAGAGAATCGCAAAGTTGGCACGATTATTAGTTATTGGCCAGCCGACGACCTATGTATTACTTGTGGAGGCGCGCCGCAGATTTACGCTCAAGACCCAGACGGCGATTGTGGTATTGCCGAGATTTCTGCGCCAGACGAACGAACCCTGCTCAAATCGGCATCGGCAATCGCCAAGAGCTTTGTATTCGCCCCCAAAAAGCCGAAAAAGATTCTTGCGTTGGAGGGCGCGTGCGATGTATGCAATGCACCGCTAGTTCAGGTGCTTACTTTTAAGCGTGGAACCACAATGAAAGATAGCTTTTGTCCCGTCCATGCGAAGGGCAGAACGTACGGGCAGAATGTCTTGCTCACTATTCGTAAGTCGGCGTCAGAAACTGTCTTTCTCGCCAAGGCGATGGCCGAATCCCTGGCTACATCCATTGCCCCACGTGCACGCACCAGGCCGATTGTTTCTGTAGAAACTCTGAGCGCTTGTCATTCAGAGCTTGGCGAAAGCGGTTTTGCCAAGCAGCAAACATATTCGCACTGACAGATAAAAGGAGGAATGCATGCCGGACAGCAAAAAGACCAAAGATGAATTGATTAAAGAGCTTCAAGAGTTGCGCCAGGAAGTGCAAAGCCTGCGCAATCTGGTTGAGGACATCAAGAAAGCAGTTGCTGGAAAAACAACCACCAGGGACAACAAAAGGACAGCCCTATGAGGCCGGAGGAAGTGCTTGAGCTAACAAAAGATTCGGCAAGATTCTTCAGATACGTCAAGAACTTGCCAGCGCTTCGGCGCGAGTTGTGTTCTGTGCTTTCTTTGCCAAAAGATTCTCCAGACGCCATGCTATATGCCAAGCTGGCACACAGGTGGGCCGGAGACGGGCACGTATTCAACATGATTAAAGATTCAGAGCGTCTCACCCTTTTCTTCACAGCCATGCTTAATAGTAAGCTGCTCACCCCAAGCAGCATGACTGAGCTGCTGGTTGGCGAATCAGCCCCAACGCAATCGAGTGCGGCACTAATTATGTGGGCCAATACGCACCAGTTCTCGACGCAGTTTCCAGAAGCTGGAGACTTGGCAGTCTTTCGCGTAAAAGGCCGGCAGCTATCTGTTGGCATGGTGGTTGACTACCGTGACAACACGGTAGTATATATTAAGCCAGGCAGCGATGGAGAAGAACGAGCCAACGCAACCGGACTCACTTTCATCAGGCTCGGTGCCGGAAAGTCGCAAGGAGAGACAGCGGCTACTCAAGAGGCGCGAGAGGCGGTTCAAGAGGGCGCTTCTTGAGTGCTACCTGTGCAATCGACCTGCCGTACGTGGTGGTCGGTGCGCTTTGCACTACATCAGGCACGTAGAGCAAAAGCGCGCAATGCTACGCCCAAAGCGACAATATTCTCGCGCCGTCAAAGTTAGCAGACTTATGCGCATAGTCCGCACCTATCAAGAGGTGCTGCATGCACGTAGGAAGCTAAAAATAAAGATCGATTGCGACCAATGTAATGTAGGCCAAGAGTTGTGGTTTATAGACCCAGCATTACGCCATAAAGTCAAAGAATTCGTTGAGCAACATGAGGCTTGCAATGGAGACATACAAATCAAATACATTTATCCATCCAAAAATTGAGAGATACATGGGATTCCAGTTTCGCGAAGTGGCAATGCAGATCGAACATTCGTTCCTGGAGTTAGCCAGGCGAACGATTCTGCCGCGCGTATGGAGCTTTCCTGGAACTGAGAAAATCGAGCCAGCAAGGCTCGACCCGAACGTTCAGCATCTAAGCCTATCGCGCGACATTATTATGCTGGCATCCGTTCTGGATTCTCCGGTCTATGTAGTAACTGGCTATATCCCAGAGCCTGCTTTTCCTGCCAAGGATCAGACTAACTGCAGGCAGCATATTCATGGGCATGCAGTAGATGTCTATATCCCAGACGAAGATCCGCTAATTACTTCGGCAATTATCTACGAGCTGATCATGGACAGGCAGTTCGACTTCATCAATCGAGCCATGTGCGCTTATGGCATTTACCACCTTGGACACGATGACGTTGTCCGGTTCGACTTTGTCACGCTTCCGCGCTGCATCGATATGACCAGGGAAATATACGCAACGCATGGCGCGCTCGATCCAGTTATCTTTAAAGTTTGAATATAACATTGCATAGGTAGCCGCGCTGGCTATATTAGTCCCATGACATGCTATCAATGCGCATCAGCAGAACGGTCCATTCAATATAGAGACGGTCGTTGGACCTTCTTCATGCCGTATATCTTGCGCTCGCCTGCGCGCAAGCTGATTGAATCAGGGAAGGTTCAGCTTCGGCTGGAGCATTCCGGTCATCTGGGGTCTACATATCTAGTTACAGAGGCCATGGAAATTATGCGCGCGATGCATCTGCATCCAGAGCATCTGCTGCCTGTAAAGAAAGCTATGGACCTGTTCTCTGCCAGTTTCGCCACACCATTGGAGTATGTGCACCTGCATGACGGCGTCATTGTGCCTACCCCACGTGGCGGCGAATATATGAGCTTTCAAAAAAGATCCATTTCAAGCATCGCCACAGAGATTCGACGTATTTTGTCGGGCGAAGAGAAAGTCAAGCGTGGCGTGCTTCTCGCCGATGATATGGGTGTCGGCAAAACAATCCAGGCAATTGGCGTTATCGACAGCTTGCCAGAGATCGAGCGGGTATTGATTGTTTGCCCCTCGATCATGGTAACTAAGTTCGCAGACAAGTTGAACGAATGGCTGTCGCGTAGGGATATGCGCATTATCCCTGTGAGCAACGCCACAATGACCAAGAGGCGACAGCTTGAGTTTCTGACCGCCATGAACCGTGGCTATATCACCCAATTCGTGATGATTATGAATTACGAATTGGTGACCAAGCTGCAGGATGCATTCAAGAACATTAACTTCGACCTAATTGTTCTTGACGAGGCCCATTATGTTAAGAATCCGTCGGCGCAAAGGACCAAGGTGATTCTTGGTTTTTATAAAGGCAAAAAGTTCGTCCCGCCGAAGATTAACTATCGGTCTATACTCATGATGACCGGCACACCTGGAACTGCTGCCGTTGTAGATATTTGCAATCTTGCAAATGCGCTGGCCCCGCAGGAATTCCGCAGGAGCGAGATCGTTCAGCGCTACTGTGGCATGCAGCTTGGCGTAGTGTACACACGCTATGGCCAGCGCATGGCGTACGAAGAGCGCGAAATGAGCAAGCGCGAGAAAGATGAGCTACTTACAGAGCTGGCCAACCGCCTACGCATGCATATCATGATTCGCCGCAGCAAGCAGGACGTGCTGAACGAGCTGCCGGAAAAGATGCGTGAAATTGTTGTGCTGCCGAAATCCGAGCAGCTTATTGCCCAGGCGGAGCTGGAAAAGCGTCTAGCAAAACAGGCATACCAGGCGATTATTGCCAAGGACGCAGCAGCGCGTAAGCAGTTTGCATCGCGCATGGCAGAATTGGCTGAAGCGCGACGCAAGACTGCCATGATGAAAGCAGAGGCAATTAAAGATTACGTACAAGATATTTCAGACAATTGCGGACAGATTGTTGCCTTCTGCTACCATCGGGCCGTAGCCGAATACGTCGGGAAGCTGTACCGCTGCCCCGTTGTGCATGGAGAGCTGGATCATAAAGCTCGCTTACAAGTAATCCAGCAGTTCCGTGATTCTATCATCGCGGACCCGGATCAACCTCATATGATTGTCCTAACGATGTCGTCGTGCGGTGTCGGGATCGACATTCCAGAAGCGCAAGTTGCGCTCTTTCTAGAAATGGACTGGCTACCATCGACCATCGTTCAGGCCGAAGACCGGCTGTACCGTATTGGCCAAAAGAAGAACGTGCTGTGCCAGTATATTGTCGCTGCTGATACGATTGACGAACGCATTGCGCGGCGGGTAATCGATCGCGCATCTGATTTGTCCAAGGCAACCGGAGATACAGAGGCGTCATTCAGTTTCGACGGGGTTGATCAGCAGTCCGAAGTGCGTGCTATCTTGCAAGATTTTGTTAGCGGGGAGGCAACCCTTTTATGAGCTGGATTGAAGAGGCAAAAGCAGAAATCAATGAAACAGACTTTGACCCACAAAAGCTATATAAAGAGCTGCTTGATGCCGGACTTGAATGGGCCGAAGCGCAAGCTGCGTATGAGCTTTTGTATGAGACCAAGAAAGTGCTTGTTGCACGACTCAAGCAGCAAAGCTCCGCCAAGTCCGATGCCCAGCGCGAGGCAGAAGCATTGGCTTCGCCGGAGTACATCGAGCATATTACAGGCATGAACGCAGCGGCAAAGAAAGCAAACGTTGCAAGAGTTAGATACGAGAGCTTGCGAACTTATATTGATATGTTAAGATCAAAGCTAGCGCTGAAGCGCGCTGAAATGAGCCTTGTATAAACAGAAAGGAGGAAAAGATGGTAGAATATTTCAGAGTTGCAACCTGTGTTCGCGCTGTCAATCTAGAAGCGCGTCTGGGAACAGACCTAACGAGGCCGCTACCCGCAAAAACTGCGCGTGCGTTTGCCCTCAATGCGGCGTTCCGCAAGGCGATTGCGGAAAGCGAATACATGCAGACCTACTTTAAGTTTCGCCCTGGAACAGACGATGACGCGATTACAATCAATGGTGTCCTCATTAAGCCAGACATTGTTTTTCTGAGCGACACCGGTAGCGATAACCGCGTTGGCGTCATTATCCCAGCACCTCGGTTCAATTTCTCTAAGCCACTGCATGCATTCCCGCACGTCGTGCGCAGCCTGAAGATTCTGAGCGTCGCATTTGGCATTGGCGCATCGGCGCTCTGGGTTTGCAGGGAAACGTTCGATGTTCGCCTGGACCATTTGGAGCCAGGCGAATACGAAAAAGAAGTAGAAACCTTGTTAGCTCAAACCAGTTCTCACAAGCTGCCCGACCCACCCTGGGCTTTCACGCATGCGTATGACATGGACACAGGCAATATAGTTTACCGCCAGCCGACATGGCCATGCGGTAGTTGTAAGGTAAAGGAAGAATGCTTACGGCTGTATCAGCAGCCAGAAGCATAAAACTACTTAGGAGGTAGTAGAAGATGCGAAACAAAGTTGTCGTAGTGCAGTTTCAACCAGAAATGTTCGCCGAAATCGACGAACTATCGCGGAAGCATGGCATCCCCCATGCCGCCATTGTCCGCGCAGCCGCTTTGTATAAAGCACACAAGCTGCTCGGTGACATCGTTGATTCGGTAGCAATCCAAGAACAGACAAGCCAAAATGCTCAAGTGGAGGTAAGCCAATGACTAGGCAGAAAGCAGTCGCTGTTACACTTACGCCAGAGCAGTACCAGTCAATTCAAATCATGGCAGAGCAGGAATCTTTGCGCGTGTCTACGTTTATGAAACAGAGCACCGCAAACCTGCTAAGGGCCATCAGAGCTGGCAATCTTGACGAATCCATTGTACGCTGCGCCGTGATGCGCATCAGGAGGCCAAAATCAAATGGGCAAGCGTAGTATGCGTACAGCGTCCAAGAAGGCTAAGGGTCGGGCCTTGCAGCAAGAAGTGGCGGAGATGCTATCGTACAGCTTCGGGCTGACGATTATGGCGTCTCCGCCAACCAAGCCTGGCAATCGCAACGGCGCTGAGTATGTTTCCGAGCCGGACGGGGACATACTCATACGCCGCATGTCGCAGCCAGGCGTAGATGTATTATTAAAAAGCCAGAAAGCAATCGACATTGTCAATTGGCATTTTGGGCGTGCTGGCGAGAAGAGTATTGTCGGATTCGAGTGCAAGAACGACGAAGCTCTTGCCAAAACTCTCGAATGGCCATTCGGCGGCACGATTACATCCACGCGGTTGTACAATATTTTCAAGAAAGCCCATAACGAAAACTGCGTTCTTTGTGTTTCGGCTAACCGCAAAGACCCAGTACTAGTTGTAGCCGCAGAGTGGTCAGAGCAGTTAAGGCGAAAAGAAAATGCCATATGCGCATGCCTAATGTCTAAAGATAAAAACGCTCGCACCGAAATAATCTATCTAATTGGGCTGTATCTAGCGCTCCTGATGGAGTAATTGCCTTATACCTAGCATTATAGTACAATGACCTCGATCCCATAGGAGGTTGCCAATGAAAAAGTTGACCATCTTGGCGTTTCTTGCCACCGCGCTTGGCTGCGCAAGCGTGAATCAGAAGCTCAAAACAGTATCGCCGCTGGTTGTTGGAGTGGCCCGCTCGCTAGCGATGAACCAGTGCCGTAACATCAATCTTGACGCTGACAAGCTAGCTGCCACGAAAGTAACCCTGGCCAAGCTTTCGGCTCTTGGGCCGGAGCTGGTTGTCGGTAACAAGGCAAAGGAAATCGCTGGTAACCAGGCCACCGATTGGGTGTGGTACGCATACCACACTGCAGCGTCACTGCTTGATGAAAAAGTCAAGAGTGACGATGTTGATGTCCTTGCTGCAATCATCAAGTCAGCCGTTGACGGCTGCTTGACTGGCCTAGAAGCAAAACAGAATCAGCTAAAAGCTAACTCGTAAGTTACATTCTATGGGCATTCGACCGCCGCTGATGTACCCTGGCTCCAAGGGAGCTATGGCTAAGAGGATTATTGCCTATATTCCACAGGATACGATGGTATATTGCGAACCGTACGCTGGCTCGTGCGCTGTCCTCTTTGCCAAAGACCCGCATCCAACTGAAGTCATCAACGATATTGACGGAGACATCGTCAACCTGTTCCGCGTGCTGAAATCGAAAGACCTGGCAAACGAACTCAGGCACATGGTCCAGTATACACCGTACGCCAAGGCTGAATTTGAGCGCGCAAAACAACTCATGATTTGTAAGGACAACATAACCCAAGTAGAACGCGCCTGGGCCACAATGGTTACAAGCCTCATGTCTGTCAATGGCATGGGGGCGCAATTCTCACGCGGATTCGATACGCGCAATGGCGTCAATATTCGCGTGAACTCCTGGCTCATGCGCCAGGCTCTGATCGATGCGTACGTATTCAGGCTTAAGCACTGCATCATTGACCAAATGGACGGCATCGAGTGCATCAAGTACTACGACCACGCAAAGGTATTCTTCTATATCGACCCACCGTACATCAAAGACAAGAAATCAGAGCTATACAACCACGAAATGAATATCCAGTTGCACGAGCAACTGATCGAGACTCTTCTAAATCTGAAAGGCAGCGCCGTCGTTTCAGGCTATAAGCACGACATATACAATAAGCTAGAATCTAACGGCTTTCAGCGCATCGACATCCCACGAAAGACGACATTGAAATGCAGCCAGCTTGAAGGGAGAGACCAGCGTGTTCTTTCCCCCGGCTCCAAGCCCACACGGGTAGAAAGCCTGTGGGTGAAAATCAGAACCTGAAGATACGCCCGGCCTTTGTGTTGTGGCTAACAAAAAACAAAGCGCTTCTGCCTCTTCTTTCTTGCAACCAAGGCCGGGCGTATAGATTAACAACCCCAATGGAGGTAATGCTATGCTGAAAAGATTCGTAGTAGCAGCAACACTGCTCCTGGCCACGCAAGCACATGCAGATGATCAAATATTCAAGCTATGCAAAAAGCTGCTTACGTGCGGACTTGAATATGTATTGCATTCCGCATCTGCAGTCGCTGTCTGCCCAACATCATCGACAATCAATTTGGACTTCATTACTAGCGCAGGAAAAGTCCTGATTCTAATCAAGGACTACATTCCGGAATGCGCCGACCCCAATAACCTGCCAGTAACGCACATGATGCTGCGAGATTGCCAGAAAGGCGTTGCATCGGCAAAAGAGCTTGCCAACGCATGCATCAAAAGAATCAGTCACTGAATCTTCTTGCCGTACGGCGCACTACTTAGCCAGATTCTATACTCTGCAGTCACGCCATGATCTGGGTGGCAGAACAATAGCCATTGGTGTGGAGCACTCATTGATTTAAGCTGTTCCTGGGCGTACGTATTGTAGCTCTCCACGCTGCCGTTCACCCAGAGAATGCGAAAGTTGAACGGCAGGCTGGCCCCCTGGTGCCAGTGGCCACACACGGCGTAATCGAACTTCTCCGGAATCGCTCCACTGGACCAAGAGTGAATAGCCCTGGCAAACGCATAGAACGGCAGGCCTGCAAAGCCGCCGCCTTTCATCTGGTCACCGTGGAACAGGAGAAACGAGCTTTTCCCAATCTTATCTACATTGTACCATGCCTGGTGCTTTTTAGGGAAAGCGAACTTGATCCTAGGCTCATTGTGGAACATGTAAGATACAATCCTATACAGCATCAGGTCGGCATTAGTTTCTGGGTGGTACTCCCTACGTTGCCTACCACCAAGCGCCCCGTGGTTGCCGTAAACAACCACAACAGTAATTCGCTCGAAATTTGCAAGCATCTTTCTGAGGAAGTTGCCAAGTATTCTTGGCCCGTCCAACGTAACTTGCTTGTAGAGCGAAGCGTCTATCTGGTGAGCCTGCCCAGGGAAAACCAACTCGCCTTCAATGATGTCGCCTAACAAATAAACACGCAGCTCGTTGACTGGAGCTGCCTGTCTGTGCATCGACGTAATCGACAGGAGCTTATCCCCGTACAGCTCAATGCGCTGCTCGCAGACTTTCGTTGAGTACGTATGGGTAACTTTGCCAAGCTGCCAATCGCTCAGAACAGCTATCGCAACCTGCGGCGTACGATCCGGAACCGTAGAAACTTGAGGCGGTTCGATAGGCTGGAATTCCAAAGCGTCAATGCCCTGGCGCGCAGCATTATAAATTGCTGACGCCAAATCCTTTCTGCGCTTCTTTTCTTCTTCAAGTCGCTGAAGGAGGTTTGCAATCGTTCGCTCAAGGCGCTCTTCCCGTGCCTTTAGCTTGGCAATCTCCCTCAGCGTTTTTTCTCTTTCAGACACGCTTTCCCATGCCTCTCAACGGCGTGCTTTGTGATATTGCGAACGCCAATTGTCGCCAAAGATGCGGCGATTGCTGCACCGCGAAACCCTTCTTGCCAAAGCCTATCAACGGCTTTAATCAACTCATGGTCCCCAAGCGCGCATACGGGGCAAACACTCTTTGGGTACTTGATCGGCAGGGCTTCACGAAGTTTTTTGTACACATCTGAAGACATGTGGTTTCTCCTGTGCATAATAACAAAGAATCTCCATCGCCACTAAAACAGCCCCAAGATGGGCGTACGCACTCCTGTTAGCATCGTCTCTGCGACCGGCGTGCAAATATATCAAATGCATAGCAGCATGCTCGACCATCTCATCAAAGCTATGTCTCCCTATGCCGGCGTTTTCAATGAACATATTGCCGTACCCACGATAATCCCCCTCTTGCCAACGATCGTCTGCAACACTAAGCGTCAGTCCGTGAATTTCGCTTCTAGTCGGATTTACATCAGTCAGTGGCCACCACGGCTCTACTTCCAGCTCGCGCTTCCTCATGCGCTTCGAGAGCCAGAAGACTAAGCGCATGAGCTTTTCGATCAACCACACGCAGCAAACATACAACATAAGTATAAAGCAAATCAATAGGTTGCATCGTCCAACGACGTAATTTATGGTTTGGCACATGGACAAACTAGAAATTGTAAGAAGAATCGATGCAGGCTCGCTGAAGCATGCAAGTGAAAGTGAGCTAACTACAATGCTCGGAACCCCAAAGCGCAATGGAGAAATTCCGCTATGGGAAGTTGAGTCGGAAGGTTGCTTCTATGTAATTAGGCGGCTACCTAACGGCGAATTGGTTGTCTACGTGGGATAAAAGGAGGAAAAGATGCTCGTTAATCGTGAGAAGTTGGCTACCGCCGTCGAGACCATCATTCGGTCGCCCAAAGCTGCGCACAGTCCAGCCGTCGTGGCTCTTACATTTGACCGCGAACAAAGGTCACTGCAAGTTGGCGGCGACAACATTGATGCTACTGTGTATGCATCTATCGAGGTCGAGCCTGGCAACGAATCGGCAGACTCACGCGCAGGAGCCGTAGAAGCCGAAGTTCTTAGTAAGCTCCTAAAACTTAGCTCCGTCGAAAACGTCGAGCTGAAATTCAACGAGAAGTCTATTACGATAGATGCAGGCAGCAACCGTAGCAGATTACATATAATCCAGGACCAGGAATATGCCTTAATGTCTGTACTCGAGTCGCGCAAGCGTATCGCGAACGATGCGGATGGGCAAGTAGAATTTGTTGCACCAAGCGGATTCGATCTCGCGAAGGCTATCAAGAAGTCGATCTCCCTGCTCAATTCGGCGACAGCAAAGCCCGAAGAACTGGGCGGGCTCTATGCTTTGTTCTGCTCAGTCAAAAATTCAAAGCTGCAGATCATGACCACAGACCGGTACCGTCTGCTCCTGGTCGAGCAAGACATTGGGGACGCGTCTGGTAATATCGAGTTCGTGATCAACCCAGACTGCGCCGACGCAATAATTCATTTGCTGACCGGCGCTGCGCAGTATATTTCACCAACCATCGTTGCAACCAAGAATCATACCAAGATTGTTACTCCACGCATTTCGGTACAATGCCCGAACTCAGTGTTTCATAAGCCAGAGCTAGGGATTGACGCAATCATCGCCGGCTCAACGCATAGCATTAGCGTGCCAGCAAAGGCGCTATCCAATGCAATCCAGCGGGTTTCATTGTTAGCTGAGACGGCGAGTATCGAGAAAATCAAGCAGATTGCTGTATCTATCAAGGACAGTGCCATGATTCTGGAAAGTAAGTCGTCATATCTAGGGGATTCAACCGAGCACCTTGATGTGTCGGTAAACAATGATAACAGCACCGACGTGCGCTTTCTCGTCAATGCAGTTTACTTTGCGTGGGCTGCTAGCTCGGCTGTCGAAAATTGCCAGATTTGTTTTAATCCAGAGAAAATCGGCTTCGCGCCGATTGTATTCAAGCTTAGCCCCAACGAGACATGCCTCGTCATGCCGATGGTGAACTTGTCGTAGTCCAGTGCAGCAGGCTCGCCAAGAAGAGAATCAAGAACTTTGCCGGATACACCATCTTTTATGTATGTAATGAGCATGCGAAGTTCTTTTCCGTATGCGACCAAGATGATGTCGGGGTGCCAACATTATGCAGGTTCAGCAAGATAAGCCAGAAATCAAGTGCATCCACTGCAACGACGAAGCAATCTGCGCAGTAGCCGTTCTGGATAGCCAATCGGCAAGAGAACGAGCCTACCGTGAGCTGCTAGCCGTCTTACAAGATAGTTGCCCTCACAAGCAGCAATCTACTTGACCAGGCGCTAGTAGCGCTATATAAACATAATCAACATGACGTAGGGAGGCTATATGAACAATCCAAACGAATTATTAGCAGGAATTGTTGCCCGTCGCGCGCTTGCAAGCATGGAAGATGCCGACGCAGCCTGCAAATGGGCCGTAGATGATCAGGACCGCGCATATAATGTATGGTTCCCGATGCTACAGGCCGAAGCCGGCGCGCTCATTAACGAAATGGAACGCAAACAAATTACGATTGCGCTGCTGGAGAACCTGGATTCTGGGCTAATTGCAGAGTTCGCTTTCGAGCTTTTGTTCTTGCGTGGCTGTGCGCTCGTTGGCCGGGCATTGGACTACGAAATTATTCGCTTGGTTCGCTTCGGGCTGTTCGACCCAAAACTAAAGACACTTACACGGCTGTTCGGCAACCCCATCGAAGTCGGAGAAGACGCCGAGGAGCTCGTGTGGATCGACGAGGACCACGACTGCATGCTGATCATGAGCAACGATGGTTCCGTGCGCTTGGTAGAGATTTCTTGAGCTCTACCAGGGCTCAGGCAATGAGTGAACAATGAGCTTACTGTTAATCTCAATGCTCCATTGCCAGTAGTGCTTGCCGTGCTCCACATCGCAGTTTTTCTCCATAATCTTCATGGCATATTCTGAAGCGGCATCAATACAGTAGGCTGTGCTGTTAGACTTTAACGCTATGACGTCGTCATGTTGCCAGACGACGTTAACTAGATAGCGCTTATCCTGACTTGGCTCTCCAACAGCAAGCCTAATTCTTGTCATACCAAACATGGCTTCACAACCTAGATGTCAACGCGCTCAGCATCGTCAACGTACCCGTTAACCACGTACCAACTGACTGAAGTCCAGATTTCGCCGGTCCCGTCACACTTATAGCACGTTTCCTGTCCGTAGTAACCGTATCCTGCGCATTTTGTACATATTTTTTTGACAGTTCTAGTTACATGCTTGCCGGTGATCTGTTTTGTGTTGCCCTTGCCAAGCCATCTAGCGGCTTCGCAAAGTTGCTTGCCTACATAGACAAGGCAAATTCCAGGCACTAGCAGAATGATCATGGCCGCGAGCTTAAGGAGCCAAACAACATACTCAGCGGCCTTTTTCATGGCTCACTAAGAATTGCTAATCCACAATTTTCCCATATAGCTGCGTACCGCCGATGCTACACGGCACAAAAACCTTGCTGCCAATAGAGAATACGTACCCGGCAGGAATTATATAACGATTCTTCCACGATAACGGCTTGCCAAGACAAAGTGGCGCACGCCCTTCGGATGGATTTGGCGCGTACTCGATCTTATAAGTATCAGTTGCGGAGAGCACGGAGTTCCCGCTTGGGTCCATCAGGACATGAAACCCGACAGCACCAATCATGTCCATCTCGCACCATCTGAGATTGTCCGCATCCTGGTCAAGCAGGCAGGGGACAAAACCACCGAACTTCTCGTAGACTACGTTCCTGCTGCTATCGTTGAACTCAATAGCGCGGCAGGAGGCAAGAAGCATTAAGGATATAACTGCGATTGATTGTAGAAGAGACAACATAGTTGTCCTCCCTGCATCGAGGCCGATGCGTTCGAAACCCAAACCACTGCGTAACTGTCGGTTACCATCGCAATCTCGTCAACGCTTAGATACTGATTGCCAGACACACTACAGTGTACTACATAAGATGACAAATTTGGAACAGGGACGTTGGGCGGAACGTAGAACACAGCCGTAGACGAACCGCTTACTGTTATATTTATGCAGCCGTTCTGCAGCCGATACGTTGTAACAATCTCCTCACGCGGATATGTATTGCCGAACGTTGATCCGCCGCCAACCTCAATTGGTGTCTCCGTTGGTGTCGGTGTGCGCGTTGGCGTCGGTGGACAGTTCCCAATTGGCGTTGTTGAACATACGCCGTCAACGCACCTGGCACCGTACACGCCAGTTGCCCCTGTAGGACAAATGCCGGCCACTGGAATTGCGCAGGCCTGCCATGTGCCGGACTCAAGCCACTCACAGCAGTCGTTCGGCCCGAGTGTTGGCGTGGCTGTTGGGGTAGCGGTAGGCGTAAAAGTATATGTCGGAGATGCTGTAGGCGTTGGTGAATATGTTGGAGTTCCTGTAGACGTACTGGTGCTTGTACTCGTCGGTGTCCTTGTCGGTGTAGCGGTAAACTGTACTTCTTGTCCGCCGCCAATCGGCGTAGACGTAGGTGTTGGCGTATTTGTTGGCGTGTTAGTCGGTGTCTCTGTAGGGATACTCGTCGGCGTATTAGTCGGCGTGCTGGTCGGGGTATAAGTTCGCGTTGGTGTTGAAGTTGGCGTGCTTGTCGGAGTATTGGTTGGGGTGCTTGTGGGGGGCAAGGTGGGCGTATGGGTCGAGGTGTTCGTTGGCGTGCTGGTGGGCGTGTTCGTTGGGGTGTTCGTTGGCGTATCCGTAGGGGTATGTGTAGGGGTATTGGTAGGGGTAGGCGTACTTGTCGGTGCACCGAACCAAAATGGACGAGGATAAGCGCCAACTTTGCTTGGGCGCGTAGCAATAACATAAATCGCTAGCGCCACAACGACACAAATCGGTATCCCGACCGCCCGCTTCAATCATCTGCTCCTCAGTCAGTTGTCCCAATCCACCCCGCTATGTTGCGTTTCGGGCAAAAACGATAAGCTATCGCCACCCACGTTGCAGATACCGACAGCGTGCCACTGAATGCATTGCTGCCATCGTACCCGTGCTGGAATGTGGCGCGATGCGTCGAGGAGACAAAGTTATCTATGCCGCAGAGTTGCGTCCCAGTGCCCGATAAGGTCGGCGCAGAGCCAGAGTATGTCATTACAGACACAATCGTTGCCATAGTATAGCCAGAAGGGCAGCTCGTAGTGGCTGCAGGCACAGAGACAGTCGTGCCGCTACCAGTCGCTGTTTGTGTTTGAGTCAGATTGAAAACCCTCGTGTGTGCTATATGCGCAACGCATATGTTTTTGACACGTACACTATCCGTAAAAGAACCTGACCATGCTGCTCCAGTTGCTGCAGACGGCACACTGAATGTTCGCCCAACTCCATCAAGATTAGCGCCATTGTTGACCTCAAGTGTACTACTCAAGGGGCTGGCGCTTGCCCATGATGATGTAATACTGTATCCGGAGGTATTATCAGAAGAATGAGCAACAACGACCGCCCCCATGCCGGGAACATTGCCACTACAACTTATGGACGTAGTAAAGGTTGTGCTTCCGGCGTTGCAGACCTGCAAGTACGTGTAGGCTAGTGCCTCGCTGGACACGAGTGACAGGCACGCAACACTAGTCAGAATGCGCCGACCGATCATACCGCACCTCTACCCCGAGAATGCGCGGATCGTTGGTCCAGCTACTGCTGGTAGTATTCACAACTCCACGCAACGCCACAGTTGACGTGCCACTACATGTACCCGCACAGGTAATATTAGTGAACGTGGCCTGCGTCACAGTATCTGCACTCGATGCCGTTTGCGACGTCGTAGCCGTCGTGCCATAGGCAGCGGTAATCGCAGACCCCGAGGAAACACACTTACAACTCCAATCAATCGCAAGCGTGTTGCTCGCGGAATCGCGATGTAACGCAACAGGCGCTACTGCAAGCGCTGACCCTGACCATCCGTCTGGCATGGAAAAAACGACCGAGAATTCCGACCCGGCGGCATCAGGGCAGGAAAGATAACTATATCCTGGGGTATTCCCACTTGGTGCGACAACATCCTGCGTGCAGGCCGTAGCAGCAGTGAATGCCATCGGCGAAAGCAGGAGCGTACGCTTGCTCGTATCCACATACGACTTGTTGGCTATATGGTTCGCCGAGATTGGGGCATTGGGAACTGAGCATCTGTTACTATCAAAAGTACTACATGACAGCAGGCCGGTGCCATTAATACCAATACCTACAGTGGCGCGATTAGTTTGATATAGCGTAAAGGAAAAAGCTGGTACGTCTAAAATTGACGCGAACTGCGTTCCGTCAGGCGTAAAAAATCCAACCGTACCGCCGTTGTTAGTCCCATCACCGGTTTGCCCGATTGGAATCGAATAAGTTGTGCCACCGGAACGGTAACGTGGGATATATCGCGTGCCAACCTTGGACATCCACAGTTCGCCATCGATAGGATTCGGTTGCGCAGAGCTATCTGTACTAGGCGGTGCAGCGCCAGGTGTGCCACCACCAGTATCCGTCCATGTATTCGACGACCAGCTAGAGAGCGTCTGCAAAAGCCCGAACGTGCCTCCGGATGTAGTCGGTCGTCCGTAAATCTTCCACCCAGTGGCACCATGAACCTGGTTCACCGTAATTGCCACGGCGCAATTCGAACTGCAGCCGCTAAGCGTGATACATGCAGCATCGCCGGCGACAGTTTCCCCGAACTCGCTCACAGCGGTCGCGCGATAACAGTAAGTCCCATTGCTAAGTGTACCGCCCGTAGTTTGCGAGAGTGTCACTGTCGGCGAAGCAAGCGTTGTGGTCTGCGGTTGGTCACAGTCAAGCACCCCAAGATAACCGCCAGCATTGCCTCCCCAGCGCTGGCCAAGATCAGTGGTCCTGGCGTTCGGGTCAATATATCTAATCGTGCCCGTGCCCTCGAAGCGCCGACGGCAGGCATTATACGCGACGTTGCCAGCATAGAGCATATCAACTTTGTCACCAATAATCATATCGTACAACGGCGACCTATCTGGAATCGAACGCAACTTCGCAAAAGTTGTATCTCGTACTGACACCTGGGATATACCTCCAGATATGAAAGCATTGTTTGACTGGCATGGACCACGAATAGCTACCAAAGCGGCATGTTTGTACGGCGATGGGAACGAGAATCCATTAATCAAGCTGCGCACAATGCCAGTGTTAAAGCCACTAGCACAACGATTAAACACAAACTCAACTTGCCCTTGATAATCTGCTGTTACTTTAGATCCTCCCTGAATAAATGCAAAATCAATTATAGAGTCACCAGATCCACCGGATGCACGTGGAGATATAACAGATTGGATCGCGCCGCTTGACCCAAAACGCCTATTCTTAACACACGATGACCCCGGACAATCAGCATCGGACAAACATGAAAATTGCGTGTTATTAGCACATACCAGTGCGCTGTCGTGCTCAATGCGAATAGAGCGAAATGAAGCATTTGAGCTAAAACCGTACGTCCAAATATCGTCAAAACCTACTGTAACATTGCCTGGGCCAGAAATAATGGCATCGTATCCGTCACCCCAGTGAACTAGCCCGCTATGTGTTACGCCCGCGCCCCACACATCACCAGCAAACCATAACGCGTTTCCGTTGCCGACATTTATTATTTGCAAACGCCGAAACGCGAGGGTAAGCCTGTTGGAAACATACATCGTTGCAATGCTTGATCCAGAAATAATTGCCGCCGATTGCCGATCTGGCCCAATGTACGTAAGCCAGCCAGGGGATGGAATAGATTTTACTGTTGTATCAATACATGGACCGTTCGCTCCGCAGTCCGCATCGGTGTGGCATTGGATATTCTGATTTCCTTGGCACGCAAAGCCAATCCATTCATTGTACTGGCCTACAGCTAAGTTAATCGCATAGGTCTTAGTTGCGAATATATTACATGCACCACCACCGCACCAACTCCTGGGGCCATTGACACATGATGCCGCTGCACACGGTGACGACGGATGAGTACGGGAACATGTTTCATTCGATGGGCAATCATTGTCAATTGAGCAGCCAATATCGCTCGTTGAACAGTATTTCATGCATGGTGTATCCGTACCACTGCACACAAGCGTTGAACACACACCGCCTCCGGTACAATCGCGATGCTCGTTGCATGTCGCCCCTGAATTCGTACCGCCAGCACAGCGCATGCAACTTTTGGCATTGTCGTTAGAACATGTAAAAGCCCCATTGTCATTATTCGCCAGAATCCGCGCATGCACACCCTGCGGCCCTGTAATCGTTTTACACGGTTTGTTGATTGGGCCACACTCGGGGCCATCGGTACCGGCTGGGTCAACATACAGGGCGAACGCACTCGCAATATCAGCTTGCGGAACTGGTGCATTAACGACCTGGCCGCCAACTACACGCAGAACCTGTCCAGTTGGGCTATCTGTAAGTGCCCCGTTATTCGTGCCGCCCCAAGTAAGCGGCCATACGGTTTGCGGTAATGACATTGTGCCAGTGGAAGAATCATAAGATAGTGGTGGAGAGGCCTGAATCGATCTGCGTGCTTCGCTATCTGAGTAGGCATCATCTACGCGCGGCTGCGCGTTGACAACAAGCGCGCACATTAGGCCGACAAGCCCAATTGAGATTACTGCATGTCGCATCGTACGTAGTCTCCTACGTTCTGCCTGGTTACGTACAAGTTGGAACAATCACCTGTTGCCGGAGCGGGATAGCGCACGCAATCCGAGTCCGATAAATAAATACCAGGGCCACCCCACGGTTGTGGACCAACGGACACCAAGACTCGCCCCGTATTAGGTGTCGGACCCCTAGCGCAACAGTAGCACCAGGAAGCAGGAATAGGCGTTGGCGTACCAGCCCCAACCGTCGGTGTTGGTGGTATCGCCGGTGTAGGCGTACCAGGAGTACCGCCTACAAATGGGCCTTGGTAGATGCGGTTCCAGCGTGGGGAATCAATAATCTTGTCAGCGCACCTTTGTTCCCCGTTATAGTTATAACAATGCGCATCAATCACGGCGGTTGGCGTAGCCGCTGTCTGAATCCCGAGGCCACGATCTGCTTGTGCATAAGCAACGCTAGTGAACAGCCACGAACACACGAGAAGCACGTACACCATGCCTGAGCTCCTTCTTGACTTACAAGTTACACCCGCAAAGCGTTGCGGCTGATCTTAGTGCATCACAAACCGCAGCCGGACACACAGGTGCAGGCACTGTCGCGGTTGGCTCTGGCGTGTTCGTTGGAACCGGTGGACTTGTCGGCGTGGCCGTAGGAACCTCAGGCGTGTTGGTCGGCTCCGGCATGCCAGGAATCTGTTCCGAATAGATAGTCTCCCGCTGCACGTCCAGCACGTACACACGACGTGGCCCGAGAATTACGCGCGCAAACGAACCAGAAGAAACCGGCACAGAGTCAACGGCTCCTGTCACAACCAGGTCTTCGCCCAAAAGATAAACTGTTGACGTAGCGCGATCCAGTACGGCCAAGAGATTGCCGCGACCATCAAGAGCGGGTGACTGCACTTTGCTTCCGATTATACTTTGTCCAACACTTGGTTGTGCGCCGGTAAAGCTGGTAATCCGCTCCGCGCCCCTGCCGTTCAGGCGCCAAAGCGATCCGATCCCATAACAAGCAGTTTCAGCAAAATACCACTTATTTAGATAGGCCATAGAGCTGATGAGTGGAGCATCGGTACCGGAGGAATCGCAAGCGAACCGAGTCCCGCTACCAAACACTGTTGACAACGTTCCGTCCGCCAACTTCACAAGCTGGGCGTATGGCGAAAAATACAGTCCGTCGTTCAGTGCCAGCATGCGCATTGGCTGATTCAGGTACGGAACTGGGTTAGTCGTACCTGCGTCAATGTCGTAAACCCCACGTTCGCTGCTACTGCACATGAAATAGACAAGCTTATGGCCGTTCCGAATATCCAGTAACACGGTGCAACCAATTCCCGTTGCCCTGGTTTCATAGGCAAACACAACGTCGGAGATACGGTTGTGGATGCGCCTCACAACAGCAAGGCCGTGCCGGTCAGCGGTAAACGACGTTTGGGCTACATAAATATCACCATTGTCATCTACGTCAAACTGCGTCATGCGCGACGGCATCGGCACGCCATTGATGCCGTTCACCTCCTCGCGCCAGGCAGCACGAGAAATAGAAGCTACAAACATAAGAGCTAGGGCCAAAATTGCTCTCTTCATGGTACTCTCCTGTTGCATTTGATTATATCATAAAGGCAACCAAAATCATTCAAACCTCTGCTCGGAACTGTAAATCAGACAGCAAGCCCGTAATCGCGGATTGCCTGGCCTAGTTGCGTAAATTCCGATAGTTAGGAATGCATGCGCGGAAGTAATTCGGGTATCCATTGACATAATCCTACCACCGCCACCAGGTAGCCAGCAGTACGCAACGCTACCGTCGTACGGCTGTCTTGAGAAAGTCAAATATCTAGTCACCCAGGCTCCGGTCTGAGTAGTGAAGTCAGCGCAGTCCGCAAACAGCCTGTGCGTGGTGACCTTCTCTTCGCGCTTCGGGGTCGGCGTCGTGATGGGCGTAGGTGTATAAGTGCCAGGCAATGTCGGAGTCGGAGTCCTGGTCGGCACATTCGTTGGGGTTGGGGTCATTGTGTTGGTCATTGTAGGCGTGGGCGTAACGGTTCTGGTTGGCGTAAACTGCACCTCTTGACCGCCACCTAAAGGCGATGGTGTTGGGGTAGCGAGCGGCGTAGGTGTATAAGAATAAAGCGGGGTGGGCGTTGGCGTTGCCGTATCAGTTGGAGTGCCAGTCGGCGTTAGCGTAGATGTAGGCGTAGGTGTGCCAGTTGCTGTACGAGTTGGGGTAAACTGCACCTCTTGCCCACCGCCGAGCGGCGTAACTGTCGGAGTTGGAGTTGCAGTTGGTGTATTCGTTGGCAGTCCGGTAACAGTCGACGTTGGCGTGCGTGTGGGCGTACTTGTGGGTTGACCAGTTGGAGTATCTGTCGGGGTAAATGTAGCAGTGTGAGATGGGCTTGGAGTAAACGTATAAGTCCTGGTAGGGGTAGCTGTGAACTGAATCTCCTGCCCGCCACCGAGCGGTGTTTGGGTGGGCGTAGGTGTTACCGTTGGAGTATTGCTCGGTGTTTGTGTCCTGGTTGGTGTGCTTGAGGGCGGAATGGTTCCGGTAGGTGTAATGCTTGGGGTGAAAGTGCGCGTAGGCGTAGCGGTAAACTGAATTTCCTGACCACCACCTAGTGGAGTCGCCGTTGGCGTCGGGGTAACTGTTGGCGTACTAGTACTGGTTACCGTAGTAGTTGGGCTTGATGTTGGGGTAGGCGTTCGTGTCGGTGTAACGGTGCTAGTGTTTGTTGGTGTTCGAGTGGGCGTATTTGTCGGGGTCCTTGTCGGGGTGCTGGTGAACTGCACTTCCTGACCACCACCGAGTGGGGTTACGGTTGGGGTTGGAGTACTAGTTGGCGTAATGGTTGGCGTACTGGTCCTGGTTGGAGTTACGGTATTAGTCACGGTCGGCGTCATGGTCTGGGTTCTGGTATAAGTCCTGGTAGGGGTAGCTGTGAACTGAATCTCCTGCCCGCCACCTAGTGGGGTTACGGTCGGCGTTGGTGTCTGCGTCGATGTCTGGGTGGGCGTATTTGTTGGAGTATTTGTTGGCGTGTTTGTGGGCGTCCGCGTTGGGGTGTAAGTCGGTGTACCGGTCGGCGTGTTAGTCGGCGTCCCGGTCGGGGTACGTGTGGGAGTAGCTGTGAACTGAACCTCCTGCCCGCCGCCGAGCGGGGTAACCGTAGGGGTCGGCGTACTGGTCGGCGTGTTAGTCGGGGTATAAGTTCGCGTTGAGGTTGAAGTCGGCGTGCTGGTTGGAGTATTGGTTGGAGTGCTTGTTGATGTCCTAGTTGGCGTGTTAGTCGGCGTGCGAGTCGGTGTGTTAGTCGGGGTCCTAGTTGGCGTGCTAGTGAATTGCACTTCCTGACCGCCGCCGAGTGGAGTTACGGTTGGGGTTGGAGTACTAGTTGGTGTGTTTGTCGGAGTGTTCGTAGGTGTATTCGTTGGTGTTCTGGTTGGAGTATTTGTAAATGTAAATGTTGGTGTGTTAGTTGGCGTGTGGGTTGGCGTGCGAGTGGGCGTGTTAGTTGGTGTTTGAGTGGACGTATTAGTTGGTGTTCTTGTCGGGGTACTAGTGAATTGAACCTCTTGTCCACCACCAAGTGGAGTCACCGTGGGAGTAGGAGTGCTTGTTGGCGTGTTCGTAGGTGTGTTCGTCGGCGTCCTTGTGGGAGTATTAGTTGGTGTATTTGTGTGAGTATTAGTTGGTGTATTCGTAGGGGTGTTGGTTGGTGTATGCGTGTGCGTGAATGTAGGCGTGTTAGTCGGTGTGTTAGTCGGGGTCCTAGTTGGCGTGCTAGTGAATTGCACTTCCTGACCGCCGCCGAGTGGAGTTACGGTTGGGGTTGGAGTACTAGTTGGTGTGTTTGTCGGAGTATTGGTTCTCGTTGGTGTAAATGTCGGGGTGTTAGTTGGTGTGTTCGTGGGGGTATTGGTTGGAGTACGGCTAGGTGTATGCGTGTTCGTTGGTGTTCTGGTCGGCGTTGGGGTAAACTGAATCTCCTGCCCGCCAGCAATCTGGTCTGGAATATCGGCGCACGGCACAATACCAGTATCCCAAAGCGGTGATGTTGAAGACAGAGTTGCAAGCGTCGGCGTGCCACTAGTACCAACCGCTACTCTACGCCCGCCATTTAGCGTGGCAACAAAGAACGGATTTGCTGACGTAGATACGTCGCATGGACCACCACCCATGTTGTACCTACGGTAAATATCATAAGCACTGAGCTCGGAATTATAAACGCGCACATCGTCAATCAGGCCGACAAACCGATACCCGCCATCGGACTGGACGCCAATACGCAATGGCGACGTATTGTTTGCTTGCGAGGCCGGGGCCGTCACTGTGCTCATAAGCTGCCCGTTTAGATAAATCTTCATCTGGGAGGAGTTGCGAGTGCAGGCAACGTAGTTCCAGCTCGTCAGCAGATCAACAGGAACATAAGTACTTACATAGCTGTTGGTGAAATAACAACGCAGCTCGCGCTGAGACGTATTAGATGCGCGGTTCATGAGAATGACATACTCGCCGCTGCTATATGTCCCCTTGGAGACAATCGACATCCAGTCGTTTGGCGCACCTGCCGTAGCGCCGTCCCACTTGAACCACGCCTCAACGGTCATGGTCGTGGACGGGTCAAGCGAAGTGGAATCGGCTAACTCCAAGTATGTTGTTGTCTCTGTGCCAGCCGAATCGCGACCGAACTTACCGCCACGACAATCAAGTTTCCCGCTCGGTGACCAGGACGCATTGACAATATTTGTATAATCCCCGCTTGTCCCAACCATGTTCGTGCCATGACCGTCCAGAGGATAATAGAAAGACAAAGCGCCTGTATTTTGGCACGTACCATTGCCGCTATTGTAAAAGCCGGAAATCTCGGTCGACGCTACAGCAGAACTGTGGATACGTACATCATCAATCAGGCCGCCGAAATAATAGTACTGTGAACCGTTATGACCACCAATGCGGAGTGGCCAAGCAGTATTGTCAGTAATGGAAAAAGTAACGGCCTGGTTCGCAACAACAGAGCCGTCTAGGTATATCTTGACGTTATTACTAGGACTTGGCGCAATGGTACACGCGATATGGTGCCAGTTAGTATCAAGACCACTTGTTACAGCGTAAGATACATAAGCACCAGAGCCGTAGTAACAGCGAATCTCGTTGGAGCTATTGCTGTCGGAGCGGCTAATTAGAATACCATAAGCACCGGAGCTAAAATTCCCCTTGAATATGACCGACATCCAGTCGGCCTCGCTAGCTCCAGAATAGCGCTTCCCATCCCACTTGATCCAGGCGGAAAGCGAAATCCCTGTACTGCTATGGTAGGTGACGCTACCAGGAAGTTCAATATAAGATTGAGTGTTTGGACCCCCAGATAATTGAACGGCAGTTTGCGCTTGCTGCGCAAGCGCACTGGTTGCCAACGAGAAAATCGCCAATAGTGTTGCTACACCAAGCCACAAACCGCATCCCCGTAAACCTTAGTCATGTAAATTCAGGGTCACGCCAAGGACTTTTACTTTGCCAATATCGGTACATGAGCTAGTGCCGCAACATGAAAATTGCGGGGATACAAACGAACAAAGCCTCTGGCATCCCTGAATGTACACTTCCATGCGGAAGTACTGCTCATTGCATATCGTACCACCGCAGTATTGGCGATTGCCAATACTATCAATGTAAGCCAACTGCACATTATTAGCGCTCAACTTTACGCGCCTTTTGGCTCCAGACACCGCAACTGGGCCAAGAACACCAGAAAGGCCAGACACAAAAGAGTCATCCGGCCCACTATCGTATCGCACCCCCTGCTTTATACCAGCGTCGGTAAAAGCCCACTGCGCAATGACCGTATTGTTCACCACAGCGCAAAGATTTCCACTAGAAGCACTCTCTGAGTATACATCAACGATAATATCAAAGCGCGTAGCCCCTACTGGCACAATCCCATGAATGCCAAAAACACCTTCATTGTTCTGGTCCTCATTATTCCTACAGTACAGAACGCGCGCATGAGGGCTGGTCGTGCCAGCAACTAAAGTGTCATTGATCAATACGCAATCACTCGGAGCGTCCGTAGAGCCGTCCAGCATTGGCTGCACAATCAGAGACTGTGGGCCATAAGTGTACGTATAGCTGATGGCCTGAGCCACGCTGGCCAAAAACAGCAACGCAACTGCATTAGTAAAAATGAACCCCATAGATTCTCACCGTACCTGAATAGTCTGAAGAGCAACTACTAGGGTTACAGCATGTAGGCGGTGTTGTCCCGCTACAAAAGTTGCTGCACCCACCAATGATTACCTCACGAACAACAATTTCATTTGCCGACGAAGCTGGGGATGGGGAAGCGTTCATAACATCAATGATTGATGGGCCAGCGGCAGACGCAGACGGCGCTGCCATTAGCAACCACGGAGTTGTGTTTGCAGAAATTGTTACCTGTTGGGCGTTCCCCAATGAGCCGCCGGTCCATGCGGTATTACGCCAGTTTGAACCCGTCTGGTTCACTTGCAATGCGCCAGCCGAAAAGTAGGCATGGCTAGAAAAAACCGCGCAAATGTCCTTCGCTGCCGTGTTGGAGTTCATAATCCGCACAGCAACGGCAGCTTGCCCATAAGTCGCCCCAAGCGCTGGTGATACAAAGGAGAACCGCGCCGTGGTTGAGCTACCGACAGTGCAGCTCCACCAGTATGTTCTGTTCTTAACCGTATTGTCCCCAATGGAACTCTGTAGAGTACACGATGTTCCGGAAGAGGGGAAAAGAGCAGTCGCCGGCACGAAGCCCTTGCCGTAAGCAAGCTGCGCATTAACTCCGGCTGGCAACAGAAATATACAAAGTAAAATTGCAAAAGCACGCACCGTAGTCATAGGCCACCATCAACAACTAGCTTCACGCCCCAGATTGGCACGCTTTCTTGTTGAATGTTACATGCTGTTGCGCTGTTAGATGGCCCATCGCAACAGTTTCCAGTGCCATTGCCAGTGCAACAGGTAAATGGTGTACCAGAACCTCCACACATGTCGTTAGCGCGTATACGATAAATGTGTCCGATTAACGTCCCGCGTGGACACCGCGTAGTACCAGGCGTACAACTGCCACTGGTTGCTGCATCAATCACTGTAGTTGGAATAGTCACCACGCTTTTAATCATTTCACGCGCAGGCTTATTTGTTATATCCACGCAATTAGTGCTATCTCCCCATCCAGACGCAGGTCGAAAGTTGTTTGCTTCATTAATAGAGGAGCCGTCATTGATCCATTGGTAGCGAAACTTAAAACACACATACTGTGGGGAAAATGAGCTTGCAGCGTTTCCCAGCGAAAAGAAAACCACTCTTTCTTTAATCACGACTGTCGGGAAGGTTGAAGAATCATCACGACCAACAAATTCAGGATGCACCACGAACATAACACCGTAATCGTAGTTGGTCGCGTCATCAAAATTCGGCGATCCAGACTGATATGCATTTGCCATAAACCCTGTTTGCGCATACGGCCAACGACTCCGCCCATTCACCGTTACGCCATTGAATGTTGGATCAACAATTTGAAAATTAATTGGCGCAACACTAGAAGCAGGAACCAAGTCCCCAGGCATCAAATAATAAATCTGCGCACTTGCCACCCGCGTGGTAAGCAAAAGAAATACGCCTAGAGCTAATCCCAGGATTCTCCTCATGCTCAGTGCTCCGCAAGTACTTTCAGGACGGCAGCAATCGTAGCCCCGCCGCTCACCATGCCAGCAATAAAGTACACAAGCAGTCTAACGCCAACCTGACGAGCAAAATCACTAGCTTTCCCAATGGTATCTTCAATAGATGACAGTTTATCTTCCACGCTCTTGATCCGAACAATCAGAGAACGATCAGCGCTTGCTGGATTCTCCACATGGAGAATCAGCCGCGACAAATCCGCCTTGATGCCGTTCATCTGTGCCGACATCTCGGCAATCTGCTGAGACAAGTGCGCCAGCCCCTCAACAGTCTTCTCTAGCATGTCAAGGCGGTTAGCTAGCACCTCAATCTCGGCGCAGGACCTGCCGTTTCCCCTCTTCCTTGTCTTAGTACCACTAGATTGACTTGTAGAATTCATGGCGCCCAATTCTCACTGTTTTCGTCATTGACTTTACCCACTTTGGCAGCTTAATATTGATGGAAAAGTAATGATCCGCCCCCAGGGTCGGGTCAGGAAGCCGCTCATAGTAAGCATCCTTCGCGGCCATATCGATCCTCTGGTACTTCTCCGGCGAATGAATGGCCTCAAGAATGATTTTGCGTCTTTTGTCCCAGTCTTCCCAAAAACAGGAAAACTGGTGCTTCTGGAGAATGACTTGCTTAAGGCTCCTGGGCCACCAGGGAACCAGGGCCTGCTTTGAATATTTGACACGGTTTTTTGCGACGTACGCCACAGCCACCTGGCCGACGTACGGCTCCCCCTCGGCCTCGCCAGCGATAAGGCCGCGCAGTAAAGCAAGCTCATCAAGGGTGAGAAGGAGCAGGTATTCATTGTTGGTCATTTGGCTTCCCAGCAATAGAGCGCACTAGACGACCCGTCGCCTTGCCAACCTCGTTGGCCGCTACAGCCAAACCACCAACAGCCACTGCACTCTGTGGGTCGTCTAGTGCGCCAGCCGCGTACCCACCACCAGCCAAAAGTAGGGAGAGAATAGGAATTAACTTCTTAAGCTGATCCTCATCAATGCCCTTCAGGACAGGCACACGATCCCCAAACTTTCGCTTGGCAACCTTAAGAAGCTGCATCAGCAACCAGATAATTGCGATAGCAATTGCGTCGCGGGTTTCGGGTGCCATCGATTACCTCTCTCTTAGTGCCGCTATTTTACCATGCTGCTAATACACAATACAACTAATCTTTTCGTTCCCAATTGCATAGGCGTGGTCAATTTTGAATCCGCCATTATCTACATTGGACACCGAATAGTACCCGAGCACCATACCCTGTGGGTTACAGCCGTACGCACAACCGCATAGGACTTTCTTATCTTGAGTAACATAAGGATTGAACACAAGTGTTTCACGCCCTGGAGAAAGTTGAACATCTATCCGGATCGCGCAGATAAACTGCCTCTTTTGCTTGGAAAATGCCAGCACGCAGGATTCTGTCAAATTCCTGACATCCGGCGACGACATCATAATGTCGCCAATAGCTGGCGGCTTGACCTGCGCGTGCGCCGGCAAACTAAGCAAAAATATGCTCAAAAGTAATCGTCGGAGCACTGCTGAACTCCTGTCTTACAACTATGGCCCGCACGGTCGATTCGGCAACCAGCGGGTCTGTTAACTCCACTACGTCACCGAGACTAAGTACTGTAAGGGCATCATCTGAACATGCGTATGTGTACCGCACGCCCTCAAAGGCGCTGTGCTGAATGATATAATTCGCCAGTCGCTCCCCCGATGGACTGATTGGCTGCCCATTAGGTCCCCAGTACACTATGAGATCACCAGCATCAATTGTGAGTGCGCGCGGGCCGTAGATTGATTGAGAGCGGCTTGCAATGGAGCGCAAATTGTACGGTCCGTTTGTCGCATTGCGGACAATCTGCATGAGCGGCCTTCTCAGAGCCGGACCGCCATGATGCGTCATACCAACGTTCACCTGCAGGTTATTGACAACATCGCCGAAACCAGCGCGGCTAACGCCAATCTGTCCTGAAATCCAACCATTTCCTGGCTGAATTTCAGCCACTGGTGAGTTGTTGAAATTCGCATCTACAATATCAACTAGGCCCAGGTACATGCGCGTAATGTATGGAGTTTGCGGAAGAATGCGCTTGGTGAGAATCGAGAAGGCATTATCGCGCTTATTGAGAAGGATGGACATCGGAAAATCGCTTTCCATATCCTTCGCAAGCGCAGTCAACCGCCTCGTAATACCAATACCAGAGACGCGCGCCAGTGCTTCAATCGCGTTAGATGCGCGCATACCTTGCCCATGCGAAACGGTCACGTACTGCACTGGCTTGCCAACAACTTCGGACACTGGGCGAGAGAACAACAGACCAGTGTACTCAAGTCCGCTGTTCTGCATCCGACCAGCGAAAAAGCTGTAACTGTTAGATGGCACAAGCCTACCGTCGGCGTATACAATTGCAGGCGGAGTAGAAAGCGGCGGGTCGCAAATGTAGAATACACGCCCATCGCGATCCACTTGCCTTGCCGGTATCGGGTACTGGAACGGGCCGATCACAATCTGCCTATTCAGGGTTCCAGCAACAAGGTCTGGGGCGTCGGGGAAGTCGGCACGAGTAATCAGCTCTGGCGGGAACATAGAGCCGATGCGGTCATCGTACTCGGAGGCATCGATTGTGATGATTCCGCGCCCCCTAGATGATGCTATATTGATAACGCTCCCATCAAAAACTGGGTCTAGGAGCGTAACGTCTGTCCCATCATACTTGGCAGCATAGATGCGCACACGTAGATAGTCATCGCGCGCTTTATCTATAATCTCAAGCCCAGTGTGATAGATGTCTATAGACACAGAGGCATCAATTGATTGCCTTCTTGAAACACTAATCTCACGCACAATGACCGGATTCGCGGCTAGAATTGGAAGCACTGGCTCGCCGGTCTTCAGTTTCCCTGGGGATACCCCAGCCAGGACGGTGCCATACGTCTCAATATCCTCATACGCCCGCATTGCGGGCATAGCGATCGCTCGGCTGGAGTACAGGGAAACCACAAACTGCATAACTATACGACCTCACGCCAAGTGACTTCCCATGTGTACCGGTCGGCAAATGTATTTTTAACAACCGGCTCTTCTGCGAGCTCCATCCACTCGGCTGATTGCGGATCATTGGAGTCCAGCACAAGGATCACGGGCTTCTTAAGCGCAGGCAGCATGGAGGCCATTGTCATATCACGGTCTTCCCAGAGCGCGTCGTCATACTCCAGCGTCAGCTCAAGGCGCGGCTTGGAGCTGAGCTCAACAACACTCACCTGCCCTGTCTCCGTTTCACGGACAGTGCGGAAGTGGCGCTCGCGGTAACTGAAGCCACGCGAGAATTTATGTTTAGATTCACCTCGGTACGTTAGATTGCCGTACGGCGTTGCAACACCGTGGGCAACGACACCAATGCGCGCTTTTGAGCCATAAACATATTGGCCAGATGTTGCGACGCTGGGAACCCTAACCCTCACAAACCGGCAGTACCGATAAGGATAATCTCCATCAACATCCTTCGTGTAATCATGACCTTCGACATTTTTCAGAACAGAAAACATCCTGTCAGAAAAAATCTTGATCTGAACATTAGTAGCGCTACTAAAATTAGGATTACTGCCGTACTCAACAACAAGGGTATTCTTTGTGTTATCTAGAATCTTTGCTACATAAGTTTGAGAATTAGGTCCGCTGGTAATTACAACCACATAGTATTGCCTTCTCCCAGGCCGAAATACGCCATGATTAAGCGTAGCGCTAGGCACATAGATCATGTCCGCAAAAGCCTTACATCCACTAATTGAGTAGCCATCTGAATATCCATCGGCGAAAGACCCGTCCGGCATAACAAACGAGTGCAGTGTAGCAGAATAAAAAGTCGGGTTACTGCCCAAGTCACTTGCTTTGCTTAATTTAATCTCCGCCTTTGAAAAGTTAATCCCAAACAGACCAATGGCATCAACATTCCATATTTTTCTGTTGCTATCATACTTTTGAGACATTCTGTCCCATACGAGCTCCGCATCGGAACTAGAAATATCAACCTCCAATGCCACAGACGGAGACTTGGCACCGAGAAGGCTTGCGCCATTTGCATAGTCCAGGTCAATGGAGAACCTATCGCCTCCCTGTGGCTCACCGGAGAAACTGATCACTAGATTTTTAAGCCCGACCAGCAGCTCCTTGTTCGGAATAGCCGGACAACCAACCGCATCTGCAGCACTGTCGGTCATTGATCTGGCAAACCTAAAAGCAGCATCGGTACTTGTATTCTTCTTGTATAAATATCCAACGGTACCAAAGACCGGCGCAAGCACTGCTGCAGGATCAGTTGCGTGCTGATCGCTCGGTTTACTAAAGCTGACAGGCAGCGGAATCTTGTCCGACAAACCAGTATGCCAGCTCCGCCCGCCGTCAACGCTGACGCGAATATCATTATCAAAGAACAAGATAATCTCGCCAAACTCAGTCTCCATTAAGCGCGGCCTTGGCGCATCAGCCCAAGATGCGAATGAAGTCTTTGACGGCTTATATGAACTGATCAATGAAAATACAAGCCCAGGAGCACTCGCGGAGTAAATATCAATTGCCCTGCCTGTTTCATTCACAACGGCCAACAAAAGAGAGCCACCAGACAAGCTCAGTAGGCATGGCTTTGATAGTTGAACTCCAGAAAAAATCCCCTGCCGCGCAATCATAAGATGATTCTGGCCTGCAACTAATATACGAGGTGACGCAACGATCTCCTTTGGTACATCCGGCAATGCTGCCTGGATCACATCTTTTGGAGAACGAGCGGCCTCCTTTATGTTATTATTATCAATCTGTCTTACTGCATAAGGCCAAGCATTTATTGGGTCATTTCCGGTCCAGGTCAGCAACCATACTGTAGGCGTACCGTCGCGCGCAACTCCGGCGAGAAACAGATTCGTCTTTAACGTACCGTTCGCATCATCAAAAGAGACATCAATTGCATTGATTGATCCGGGCACACTGGTCACGTAATTGAACTTCAGGGCCTGCGCCTCAAAGTTGCTAACCATAGGGGAGCAGGCATAAACATTGCCTTGTGAGTCGGCCATAAAGAACGCCATACCGTACTGAACATTCGTTGAATTCTCATTCACTTCAGCAATATAAAGTCCGCCTGTGGCAGTAATGGTAGAGCCAGCATTCAATCCAGGAACAGTCTCAGATACAGCCGATGAGAGATTCACATTGTTTGTCGCAACTGTATCTTTAACTGACACCGTGCTGCCAATGGCACCAATTCCGACATAATTCCATGAAACATTGATTGTAGTTTGATTGGTCCCGACATAGCCAGAAAACTTTCCACCGCCACCAAATATTATCATAACTTTATTGCTAGAGTCAGAACTACCATACACTGCACGGCAAACAGAAACGCTAGAAATAGGCTCATTGTTGCTATTCGTAAAATTCAACCTAGGCCAACTAACATGAGTTGATCCACCGGTAACATAACGGACTGTTCCACCGGACTCGACGATACAGCCGGCAATTTGCGTTGAATTGTAAACACCGCCATTGTTGGTCATCGGGGCATTCCCGCTACCAATCGGCCCGAGAACGTCCCAAGACTGATCAATCAAATCAACTGATGTATCAAGCATTACTTTTTGGCCATAATCAGGGTCCTTATCTTCAACATTAAAATCAGCCGGAACGGCAGGATTACTGCCGCTTTGCGCAGGCGCAGAAAGAACCATAAAACCATTCTTCAGGTCATAGTGATGCGCCCGCACAACAATGCCGTTTCTGCTGGTAGCAATTACATCTGGCAAAGGAACAAATGTAAATGTTTTATTTGTCTGACCAACGTAACCATCAAGAACAGTAGTATCCGACTCATTGCTAACAATAAAATCAAATTCCTGCGAACCATTAGAAATTTGAAATGTTCCGCTCTTCCCCTTTATCAGCTCGGAGCGCACACAAACTAACCGAGCAGACCCAATCCGCAGCTCAAACGCTTGGTACGGCCACCAATATATTTTCCCTGTGCCAGACACGCTAAGTTTATACTGCCTTGATCCGGCAGCACCAACACGCTGAATAGACGAAAATGTAATATCGCGCGGATCATCCATATGAAAACAAAAGATTGACAAAACAGGGAAATTCTTCCCCGCGCGGTTATTCTGCCCATAAAGCGGTGAATATATTTCATCCCACGACGCCCCGCCATCAATCGTACGGAAAATACGACCCATATTTGTACCAACATAAATTACTTTCTCAGACTTGATCGGATATGCACTCCACGTAAACGGAACATGCATAGCTGTAATTGTTTCGCCGTTTTTCAAATCAATGTTTGCCGCAACATGTCCAGATAGAGCATTAGCTACCGGAACCTCAACCTCAACTTCGACATATTGGCTAAAGACTGCGTTTGACGTTGCGTCCAAGTCGCTAGTATTTCCGATGACATAATAGCTCTTGTTCTCATTCGCACTATCCCCGTACTGATAGCGCGATTGAATCATAAATGTCTTTGGGGCATTGCTAATACCGCTCAAGATACGAATGGACGACCCTGGCAGTACTCCAGGAAGCGAAAGACCGGAAATCTTCTTGAGGTAAATGGCTTTCCCAAGTCCACTTATATCCTCAACGCCAGAATACGTCGGCGGCAATACAAAGCGAATCTTTCTGCCAATGCTGTCATGATCATTGGCCTGCAAGACATAAGTGTAAGTGCGCGTATTAGAGTATCCAAAAATATTAAACGTCTCTCTTGAATCATGAGCTATAATCAAACCGCCAGACTGGTTGTCAGCAATATCAATAACATTCGGGCAGCCGGCGAAGAGCTCGGACCGCCTAGCATGGCCACGCGGCCTGGACGGATTCAACATCTTAGAAATTGCAACATAACATGAAAAACTAGAGCTATTTGCGCTGGTAAGTGTCTCCCTTGGCGTAGCGCTACTACCGCCAAAAAATGTGCCGCTCTTATCCTTTGCTACAAGCGTAACACTATAATCAGAAAGACGACTCTGGACAACAAACACACCAGTTGCGCTCTGGTAAGATGACAAAGCACCGCGAGTAATACATACCTCGTCTCCACTAATTACATTCTTGAAAATCGGAACATCAACCGTAAATGTAATAACACCATCAGACCCAACCTGAAATTGGCTGGACTTACACAGCACAGGATACAGAGCGACTGGCAATGAAAAGATATTTGCAAATCTCTCATCATTTGTACCCTGCTGTAGCTGACCAAGCACACCAACATAGATGACGCCATCAACTACAGCCAATGAAACATCAATCAGAGATGCTGTCCTTGTCCCAGAGCGGGAATAATTTGATGGGAACAAGTACCGATATACATCATACACACCACCAATCAATGCCATAGGTGAACCACGCTTAATGTCAACATCATAAACCATCACGGCGCATGTATCGTTGCTATTGCCGCCAGACGATGGCCCGTACACCGCCCCAACAGCAACGAAAATATGATCGTTCCAGCGAATCATATCCAAGCATTTAATAGTCCATTTGTTTCCGCCGTTTACATCATTAATGCACCCAGGCTGGCGGGCCGTCACCGAGCTGGGGAAAAAGTCATTCAGACCAACAAAAGATGGATCAGCAAAGCTACGGCTAACACCATAGCGCGTACCGCCGCGCACAGCGTACCAGACAGGATATGCCAACTGGGACTGCATATTGTCAGTATCGCCGTGCATCATATCCATTGGCGTATCAGTTAGGGCGGCATTAACCAGCTTTATAACATCTGAAATTGTAAATGTATCATCGCCCTGCATGATAAGGTTAACCATTTTGATAATAGTATCGATTGTCGGAATCTTTCCTGATTGAACAACAGATGAGCTACCAGAAACATCGATGGTGACCGACTGCGGCGTAATGTTCATGCCGGACAACTTGCCGTACGCCCTTAGCCACGACCGCCCGAGATTCGTGCTTGATCCACGAACGCGCATCACGCGCAGTCCGTCGCCGGACTGGTTTGAGCCGAAAGAAATAGACGACGGCTCAAGCTCGTTCGTTACAACAATAATCTCTGTTGACCCAGCACTGCCTGCACGAATCGTTTTCATTCCTTACTCCAACCCAAACATCTGTGGTGTAGAAACTTGAATTCCCCTAGTCTTTGACTGCTTGTACATAACACCGCTGACAGCGGTACCGAACTCTCCACCATCGACATTAATCGTAACCCTTTGGCCGCTACTGCTACGTTCAATTGCTGTTGCTACAGCACCAGCAATCACCTGGCCCATTTTCTCAATGTCTTCATGCCTGAAGGCCCTTGGCGCATACGCAGTAGCGCTTTCTCCAGTATCTTTGTACAAGTACCTAGCGGGCTGATTGGCAATATACTGGGAGTTGTATGCACCGAACCCAATCTGGGCATAAACGCCTGGAGCACCGATGCCAAGAGTCGTGCGAACACTATAGAGTGCTTGCGTCACTGGAGAAATGATCTGAGCCACTTTTGTTTGCGACTCGGCTATTAAGGACATAACTTTCTGAATCTGAACTGCGTATTCCTGAGTACGCCCCTCGGCAAGCAGCTCGGCAGCAGATTCAGCCTCAGCTACAGCCCGCGTCAAAGCGTCACCAATGTCCTTTCGCTGCATCAGGCGCTCGGTCACGCGCTGCAAGAAAGCATCAGAAAATGCGTCACCGATCGCCTGCCCAGTCAGCGCAACGCTTCCACCTGACTCAACACCGAGCCGTACGGCGTCAGCAATGCCACGAGAGACAACCTGTTGCGCATCCTGGATTGTACGTTTCAGGCGCTCGAAGCTAATGCTTCCGTCGCGGGCAAATGCATTCACAGCTAATGCGGCTGCATTAATCGCTGGCGGAAGCTCACCAAAAATCCTAGCAATACCAGCAGCGCCATTTAGGAAATCTTTCTGCCCGATAGCGCCCTTCCGATAGAGAGAAGCGAGCGCCATAGCAGCGGCCTCAAGCGATGGAACGAGCTTCTTCGATACAGAGCGGGCCAAGTACTCAGTATCTTCACGCGCCAACCCAAGAGCCTTGCCGGCCTGTGCGGTTGCATAGATCATACGAATCGGCAAAAGGCCCAAGTCGCCAAGCCCAGGATAACGCTTGCGCAAGTACAAACCAGTGGCTGCGCCAACTTCTCCGGTAATCTCGCTGTACTCCGTCGGCATAAACGAAATTCCACGTCCGCCACGAGCATCACGCGGAATGCCAAGCTCATCGAAAACACGCTGCAATCCGCGACGCAAACGCGAAGCTGGAGTTGGCGGCCTAAACAAGCCAAACCCAGATGCCCCAAACGCGCCTAAGAGAGCTCCAAGCCCTGCCCCGATAGCAGCTCCAACTGGTCCACCAACCAAAAAGCCAACACCAGCTCCAACTCCAGTTAGTCCTGCGGCGGAAAGGCCCTTGCCCAAATTACTCATGCCAATAATCTTGCCAAAACCACCCAGCCCAAACGGCCTCAACACTTCGGCCATAGCACGCTGCGCGTACTTATCTGGGTTCAGCGTCCAGCCGACCTGGTTACGCAGGGCGCGAATACGATCTTGAATCTCATCCACTGTCTCAATAGTACCAGATATAATGCGAAATGCCTGATAAGAAGCACCAACAGAAGCGGTAACTGCGTCAGAAATGCCAAGCTTTTCAGCGATCATTTTCCCAAGAGATTTGGCATCCTGAGTAACTTGCTTTCCAGTTGCCTCAGCGGCTTTCGATTCCTCAACATTCTGCGAAAGCAGGTTCTTAAAATCTTCCATCAACTGCCCGCCAATTGAGTACCTTCTATCGCCGCCAGAAACATTGATCTGCACCTTTTCGGCCTCTACCCGCTGTTCTTGTACTCCACGGCGCGGGCCAGGAATGTAACCAAGAAGCCTAGCAAAGGCTTTATTCAAAGCCTCTTCACCGCGCTGCGCAAGAGGCTGAAGCATCCCAAACGGGCCACCGGAAATGAGGCCTGACAATATGCTGCCAGCAAACGATCGACGGTACAGCTCCATGCGAAGCTGAATCTCTTCAATTAAGCGCTCATTGCCTTCTGCGAGCAAATTAATTCGTTGCCGCTCAAGCTCATTGCGCTTTTCTTCAATTCGTTGCAACTCTGCACGTGCAGCAATGCGCTCTGCATCTGTACTGGCAATGCTTTGAATTCTCTTGCGCACCTCTTGAGCAGTAGCGTCATACTCACTAATTTGCTGATCCAAAGACGCAACGGCCTCCTGAATGGCACTACGCGACAACATCGAACCGTAGATACGAGCCGCTACATCTGTCGTCTCGCTAAGTGGATTGACCAGCGTCAAAGCGCTTGCGCCCAAACGTGCCTCAGACTGAGATTTTTCAAGACGAACAGCAATGCGCCTGCTAGCTTCGTCAGCTTGCCTAGTAGCAATCCCTCCTAGAGTCCCGATTGCCGATAAACGAGCCTGCGTTTCGGCGCTCAAAAGAAAAGATTCTGCTGATTGCTTAATGGCGTCGGCCATCCCAGGCATAAGCTCGGCTTCCATAAGCCGGCTCTCGTACTGGCTGCTAATCAAAGCCATTTCATGCTCTAGCCTTTCACCGGCTAGACCAAAAAGCAGCTCGCGAAATCTCTTTATCCCACCAGGCAAATCACCAGGGCGCTGCACGCCCAACACTGCGCTCAACAGGTCACCAGATAGCTGGGCAAGGTTCTTTTTAGACTCAGAAGTGTACGCAAGCATCTGGCGCCTTCTTGCAATATCTGACTCTAGAATAACCCTCTCTGCTTCAAGAGACGCACTACCCCTGCTGGCCTCAATATCTTGCTTCAATTCGTACGCCTTCAGATATTGACTATACAGCCTCCTTGCCTCTCGATCGATATATTCACGAGAGAGATTGCCGCCGGCCTGGGCAGCTTTTTTTGCTTCTTCTCTCCTCTGAATGTAATCTCTCATCTGCTCCATAGACGGAGGCGCGCTAAGTGACTTGAATTCATCAGGCAGAGCCTCAAGCGTACGCCTCAACTCCTCTTCCACAAGAGGAATTTCAGCCAGACGGCCTGTTTCAATTGCCTGTCTCCACTCCTCTGGGCTAACAGCAAACCCGCGCTGTGCCTTGTACTGAGCACGAGCAATGGCAAGCTGCCCACGCGCCTTAGCGGCAGCGGCTCTAGACCTAAGAGCCTCTGTTTCAAGCTTAACCAGCTCCTCAGCGTCATAGATCGTATCGCTGAACTGCGAAAGCGCTGTAGACAGGCTGCCAACAATTCCTTCTAGCTTGTTCGCAGTAGCCTGGGCATTTGCATCACTGCTTTCCCGCAAGCGCTCCAAGAGGGCATTCAATGCAGCAAGTTTATTCTGACCCTCCTGAATATGTTGCTGCGTTACCTTCATAACTTCAACAGGTATCGCTAGCCCACGTAAAACAGATTGCTCGTACTGCTCCCTGTCTCCTTCAAGCTTCTCTTTAATCTTCCCCGCGCTATCGAGCAGTTGCGACACAGACTTTACTTCTTTGCTTGGTTCACCGCCCTCGGCTGACAAATCAACCGCAGTACCACCAGGTGGCGACGTCGGCGTAACAGTAGGGGTAGCAGTAGGGGTAACAGTAGGAGTACTGGTAGCTGTAATGGCGGGAGTTGGGGTAGGCGTCGGCGACGGGTGCAAATACCCAGGCCCAGGGAGCGGCAAAAGCCCATATAGGGCAGAAGACGAAGGCCGAGCTTCGGGCGCACCCTGAGTGGGGCCGTAAATGCCCATCTTGCTCCGAACAACGTCCATCCCGCGATTCTCCAACACGGCCTTACGGGCTTCCTCATTCAGAGCAATCGATACAGCTTCAGCCAAATTTTCACCGCTCAGTTTCTGCGATCGCGACCTTGATAGCAAGTACGTCAACCCGAGCGTCCCGCCGGTAAGCAGCATCGTTAACAGAATCTGCGGCATAAGAACGCCACCACTGGTTAGTGCTCCACTAAGCAGCGCCAACAGCGGCCTTGAAGCAATAAATCTAGTCAAAGAGAACCCAGCAATGCGCGCCATCGCGCTTCGCAAAATACCACCACCAGCAGCACCAGCACCGGCGCCAAGTACATAAGCTATAAGCCTAGACATCAAGCCGCCAGTTGCTGCTCCACCAACCTGCTTTGCGGCCTCCATAGCGGCATTGCGCATGGCGTGGGTAATAACGCGCGAAATCACAATGCTACCAATCGTAGCTCCCATCGGGAGCATGAAATCCCGCCCGTAGTCAAACGATTTCGACAAGAAACTACGATCAGGATATAGCGCCTCCTTCAGAATCATCTCATTAGCAAGGCTCTTGAACGGCGCACCGGCAATGCCAATACCACGCGCAACCACATCCATAACCGGCTGAGTAAATTGATTGAAGTAAATCATCATAGCAGACAGCGTACGAGCAGATTGCACACGAATGCTCGTATCACCCATCTGCTGAACAGCTTCTGCTACCGGCTCCAAGCGGCGCATAAGTTCTTCACGGAAAGTGCCCTTGGCGACAAGCTCGCGCACTTTCCTCTCGGACAAGCCGAGCATGCGACCAAGCGTTACCTGAGCAACACGCTGGCCAGTGAACACGTTATCGATCGTGCGGGCCAACGTGCTCATACTGATGTTCATCGCTTGGGAGAACGCAACCAAGGAGCTGATAGCCTTGACCACATTTGGGCCAGTGAACCCAGCTTGCCTTGCCACGCCGGCTGCCGTTTGGTAGCCCTCAAGCAATTGATCCAGCGGTACGCCGAACTTCAAAGCATATTGCTTCATTAACATGATAGTTCCCTGCGTTTCGCTGGCTGCTAGCTGCACCTGTTCGCGCATACCGAATTCGGCACCGCGACCGCCGACTGTAAATCTATTCAGTGCAGTAACTGAACTAACAACACCAATGCGCAAATCTTGCATTTGCCGCGCAAATCCAAATGTTACGTTTGTTGCCACATCGATGGCCCGACGGAGCATGTCGAATGCTTGCAAGCCAATAAACACGCGGCCCATGTACCGGAGCAATTCTTCCCAAGAGATTTTCAAGCGACGGAAGTGCGTTTGCTCACGCTCGTACTGAATAGCTGTCTGGCGAAAACTTGCGCCTCTCTGACGCACTTCTTCCTCAGAATAGCCGGCACGCCTTGCAGCCATCTCGATGCGCACAGCTTGCGTCTCTAGGCGCAAATCTTTTAGCGGAGTCTTGCGGAGGCGGATGTTTTCCATTGCTTGCCGGTTGATTTCCATCTCCCGCTGCAAGCGATCCGCCTCAAGCTGCTCACGCTCAATTTCGCGCCGACGCCGTTTCCAATCAACCATCATTTCGCGCTGCCGCTGCGTGGCAAAAAGAGCACTGAATGTCTTCTCCGCCTCCCGAGCAGCAGCAACAGATCCGGCCTCGGCCTGCAACTTGCGCAATCGCACAAGCGCATCAATGTGTTCTTCAGTTGGGATAAACCGAGCAAAATCTACGCCAAACTCGCGCTCGAAGTACTGCCGAGTAAATCTACGGCGACCGAAATAAAGAGGCTTCCCAAACTGAGCCAGCTCTTGCCATTGACGAGCCGCCTCGGATGGTAGGATTTCCTCTTCGCGCGCACGCTTAGCCTTCTCGATTGCTTCCTTAGTCTTGCGCTTCTGTTCATCTACCTTTTTCTGCGCCTCAAGGCGCTGCTTGCGCTCCTTGGTAAGGGCATCTAGTGCTTCCTGTTGTTTCACTAATTCATCGTAGAACTGCTTCCCAACCTCTTTTCCGTACTCCTCTTTGATTTCTAGATATTTCACAACATCATCAACATCGCGCAGCTTGGTTTTGCCGCTGCGAATCATCTCTACAGCCTTTTTGGTCAATTCGATTCGCTTAAGCTCATCAACAACATTGCGCTTCTGTAGAATCTTCTGCTCGTACTGCGTCTTAGCCGATTCACGACGTAACATGGAATCGACTGTCTGCTTGAAGACCTCCTCATCACCTGTCTTCATGTATGTTTCTATGGCCTTTGCTAGGTCTTTAGGCGGCAGCAGTGACGCACCTTCTGAAATCATTCTGAATGCTTCGGCCTGAGACTCCGCCTTGGCAATCAAATCTGCAGCCGAAGCCATCGCCTTCCCGCGCCGAGCCTTTATATAAGTTTGCTTAGCTGGGCCTGTCGTAACGCGCTTTTCGTACAGGTATGGCGACGGGCTCGATGCAGCCAACTGGCTTGCCTGCGTCAGCGTCTTGAACATGTTGCCCATCTGGAACAGACCGTACGCAAATTGCCCAACCTCTGGGCCAAGCAAAGACGCAAGGCGCTTGATGGTCTGCATTTGCCACGGGTACAGGTCTACCTCGCCACCAGCAACTTTGCCCTGCAAAATCGCAGTCTCGGTAATATGCTCCAACGACTCGCTGGCACGAGACCGTTGGCGTGGCGTTGCTGGCGTAGTCTTGAAAAGATACTTGAGATAATCAAACAAATCTTTGGGCATGCCGGCAATAATGCCCAAATCGATGTCACTCATCTTCTCGACATCGATCCCCATCTGCTTGAGCTGGTTCTTCAGCTTCTTGCCAGCACGACCTTTCAATGGGCCGGAAACAGGCTTCCCTGAAACACCAAGTGCGTTCAGCACCTCGATCGCAGGCATCACAATTTCACGGAAAAACGACTCCTGCGATCCTGGCATCGTAAGCTCTGGCTTACGAATTGCGCTGACCATCTTGGTGACGCGATCGACAATAAAATCAATGGTCTTATCGCCAGTCGCGCTACGCGGAGCAGTCCAATCTATCTCTTCTTCACTCGATTTCTTCTTGCGTCCGCGCTTTTGCTTCTTAGGTGGCTCCTTTTCTTCCTCATCGTCTCCACCATCGTCATCGCCGCCGCCGCCACCAAAAAATCCAAAGAAGCCACCACCTTTCTTTCCGCCGCCCTTGCCACCGCCGCCCTTGCCACCGCCACCACCTGCAGCCATAGCTCGCGGACTTCCGGACTCGGCGTACGGAGTAAAGCTATATTGCCCAAACTGCATCGTCGGGCCAGTCGAATAAGTACCTTCGCCAACCATTGACATGCCGCCACTCGGCATTCCAGAATACATGCCGCCGGCCATCATTGGCGTAAATACAGCAGACGCCTGCGGGCCGCTTGGCTTGCTAGGCTTAATCATCTGGCTTGCAATAGCATTGGTGACCTGGCCACCTTGCTCTTCAAAAAATTTCCGCCACCTGAGAATCGTATTGCTTGTACCAGCCAGCAGACCGTGCTCATGAAGCCAGGAGGCAATGCGCAGATTCATTTCCTCCACTTCTGGCGTCGGCCTTCCGCGTACACCGCTTGCTAAAAGCCATTCAGCGACGTTCGGAAATACTAGCTGAGATATGTTGCCAGATTCCTTCAGCTTCTCAAGGTACTCCTCCCAGCCCTTCAAGCGCTTCTGACCGGCTTGGGACTTAGGATCAATACCAAGCAAGGACGCAAACTCAGCGATATTCTTTTTCCTTTGTTCAAATGCAGACTCAATATCTACGCCTTCAGGGATAGACCGCCGCCCCTTACCAAGATTAGCTGCCATCTCGATAAGCTCTTGGGCAGTGAGCGGAATGTTTGCAGTCTTTTTACTAAGCTTTGTACCCTTGTTGCGCAGAGCTCTCTTAATCTTGCTGGCATCACTCTCAGACGGCGTAAGTTCCGCAGCGCCAACTTCCTTCTTGCGGCTTCGATCCTTCTTAGCCGCCTCTTCCGTGCCGGAAGCCTTAGAGACCTCATTTGCAATAATATTACCGAGACCAAGCATTTGAAGCTCGCGCTCAACATCTCTGCTAATCCCGATTGCATTAGAAACGAAAGCATCACCATGCTTGGCCAAGCTCTCAACAAGCTGCTCGTACGAAGGCAGCTTACCCATGCCAACAACGGAGGCGCTGGGAAACCCGAGCAATTCCATCATGGTCATAACAAAACGCTCTGGTTTCTTCTGAACTTCCAGCGCGTCTTGGTAACGTAGCGCAGCCCAGAAATCGCTACCAAGGGTCAGGTCAACAAGTCTTTCTAGCTGCTTTTCTTGAAGCTTAACGCCAGCGCGCCCATACATTGTCGAGAAAACACGCTTCAACGGCTCTTCTGCCTCTAGAGCAGCCTCTAGCTTTTTATCTGCGAATGGATCATTGCGCCTGGCTTCCTGTTCAATCTTCTTCATCATGCGCATGCGTCGGCGCATCGCACGCGCCTCCTCGCGTTGGCGCCGAATGGCTTCATTGATGTTGCGACCGAATATATCCAACGATGTTCCAACGCGATGGGAAAGAATAAGTTTGCCAAGGTGCTGCAACCAATCCTCGCCCTTCTTCGGCAAGAGCATCTTGGCCTCAAGCGCAGCGATCGCATTGCCGCTTTCTGCCTTTTCAATCAGCTTTGCCGGATTTACGCCACCGAAAATCTCGTACAAGCGGGCAATGCCGGATATAAAATTCTTATCCTTGAAAGCTGGCAAATATTTCATCTTGGCCCGAGTCACTAGAGCAATCTTTGCTTGCTCTTCGTACGGCTCAGCACTCACAAATAGAGGTGCACGCACTCCATAGTACTTGTACGGGCTTGGGCCAGGAAGGATGTCGAATATATCCTGAGTCATTGCATGCAATGACCGTTGCTTGATATATGCATCCTTCAATTCGTCACCAACAATATCGGCCCCAGTGTGTTTCCTTGCATGCTCGAATGGATCATGCGCAGTGCGCACACGGTGCCATTCAGATGACATAACTCCACGAACCTTTTGGGAAAGCTCTTCACTGCCGAACCTGCCATACATGACATCTTGATAAATCTTCTTAAAGACAACATCAGACGAAACTTTCTGCCCCTTAGCTGGCCTGTATTCCTCAAGAGTCTTCTCAAAAGCCCTGAATTCACCTTTCGGCAGAACCTTCCTGGCATGATCTGATAATCGCCTGAGCATTTGGCCAACAGTTTCTGCCTGCCTGCCAAACAACTTGATCCTTATATCACTAGCCACATCAAATAGCTGCTGAATATCCGCATGCTCAGGCTCTCCAAGCATTGGCGCAACAGTATTGCTAATCAGGTGATCAATGTCTCGCTGCACATTCGCTGGCAGCACTTTGTAGAATTTGCTGCCTGTAATTTTGCCAATCAAATCATTGATTCTCTTCCCAACCTCAAGCTGCGAAAGTTGGCGCTCTTTTGGCGTTCTAAATGACCGACTTAGAAGCCGAACAGAAGCCGCCAGGCTTTTCAGGTCCTCAATATTACCTTTCGAGAGCTCACCTTTCTCGTACTGTTCCTTTAAATCGCGGATAGCAGATGAAAGCACTAATGTTCTACCGACAAATGTACCAGACCAAACCTTCTGCTGCGCTGGAGCAACGAATTTCAAGAAATCCGTAAACGTCCTAACTTTCTCCAGCCCGCCAGGAACAGCAGAGCGTATCCCCCTCCAAAGCGAAACAATATCTTGCGGACTAAAAGACAGCGATTCAACTGCTGGGCCAAGCTCACGCATCAATTTTACTGCCGGCTCTGGGCTGCGCTTGTACAAATCTGCAAAGAATAAGCGCATCCTCTGGGCGTACTGATACTCCTTAGAGCGCGGCAATGAGCTAAGACGCTTCATAATATAAGTCTGAGTCTCTGGCCTTGCCTGCGCAAACGCCTGCAAATATGCTTCACTAAACAGCTCGGAACCTAAACCACGCTCAAAAATGGCAGTAGTGAACGCCGAACCTGCTGGCGTAAGAGCATGCGGAGCATGCTTCAACGCATAGCTAATTACAGCCTGCTTTCTGCCGCCGCCGCCGAGCATAATATTAGCCAACGCAGCACGATCGGACATATCGGCAGCAAGCGACAAAGGAACAAAGGGCACATGGAACCGGCCCTTTTCTATGTCCTCTTCGCTAAATCCAGCTTGACTAAGTACCTCGCGGAACTGCCGTACGCGCTCACCGGACAACTTCTCACGTGCCCTAGTCGCAACGAAGTGCATAGCTTCGGGCACTTTCTTAAGGTCCTTATAAACCTTGAGCATCGCGTGCATCACTGGGTCTTCAGTGATGTCAATTTCCTCAGGGATATAGAAAGGCGAACGAAACTCACGTTCCTTCTTAGGTAGCTTCTTAAGCTCCTCTTCGCGCTTAGCCCTAAAGAAATCCTCTACCTCATTCGTTAAGTCAAGAATACGGAACTGCCCCGTCTGAACGGCCTGCGTTTTCTTCTTCAGAGCTTCGCGTTCTTCTTTTGTTTTTAGAAGATCAAGAATCTCATCAAGCGGTCGATCCGACAAATCAGCAAAACGACGTTTTGCCTCACGAACATCCATCCAACGATAGAGGCTTGGGCGACGACCGCCACGACGGCGACGCGGGGTTTCGGTCGTGATCACAGACGCATGACCCATAATGGTCCCGCCGCCACTGCCACTATCACTAGGTCCGGCATACACACCGCCAGCTTGCATGCTGATAGGGGTTGATAAGCTAGCAGCTTGCATGCTGATAGGGGTTGATAAGCTAGCCGATGCTGTCGGATAAAGTCTAGTTCCGCTGGCTGCGCTCGGAGCACGCCCAGATTCAAGACGACTCAGAAATTGAGCAAGCTGAGCCCTATATTTTGGCGAAGCAAGTCGCTGCTTCATCTGCAACGGTGCATCTTCTCTTACAACAAACTCGCTTCCACCAGGCTGAAATCCAATACGCCTGCGCAAACCATGACTCATAATCTCTGTGGCATACTCGGACATAATCGGATACAACTTTGTTGGGTCTTCGCCAAACCCAAAACCGTATCTGTACCCTCGCGGAGGCTCCTTTTCTGATGGATAAATAACAGCCGGCACATGGACATAATGCCCAGGCCCAATAGTTGACTCATGAGCACCATGTTGCTTTGTACGCTTATAAGACGGGGCTACATTTGTAGCCATTGGCGCTGTGTACCCATATTGCCGCACAACATATGTATGCGCATGCGAACCTCCACGACGCGATCGAGGAGGTGGCTCTGGCTTTTCATTGCCATCAGACGGTAATACATTTGTAACCATTGGCGCGGTATGCCAATATTGCTGCACAGCAGAAGCGCGCGCACCGCCACGACGCGGTCGAGGAGGAGGCTCGGGCTCGGTACGAACATATTGACCGACGGCTGATATGCGACTAACAATTCTCCTGCCACCACGAGAAGGCTCTGGCGTCGGCTCTGGCTCTGGTTCTGGCTGCCGCCGACGAGCAGCGCGCCGCTTTGCGGTTTCAGTCTTTGCCCGCGTCTCGGCGCTCTGCGTCTTGGCTTCTAATTCACTGATTCTTGCTACTGAATTAGCAACTGACTGAACAGCCTCGCTCAATTGGCGAGCGCGCGAAGCAAACGCATCGATAACAGCATTGGCCCGCTCGATAGATGTAGAAAGAGAAGAAACAGCAGTTGATACAGACTTGATTCCTTCAGACGCAGATACAATACCTGACGTGGCGCTGCTGATCTTATTTGTTAGATCGGCAAGCTCACTCGCAGCGCCGCGTACCTTGGATGTGAACTCCTCAATCTTCTCCTGTCCCTTTTTGAGCTTCTCCGTGGCGGCACTAACATTGAGCTTTTTCAGCTCGTCAAAAGCCTTGCGCAGATCGCCGAAGCTTTTGACAAAATCAGAAGAGCTCGTAGCAATAGACTTCATGTCGGTCGCGATTTGCTTAATCGGACCGGCAGCCTCCTGAGCGCCAGACTTGATAGACGATATGGCGCTGGAGATTTTGGTTACACTGGTAGCTTGCTTATTAAGCTCCTCTGTAACCGATACGTCTAACTCGACGCTAATATCCTCGCGCTTTGCCACGCCTATATGATACAGTACGCAGCGCGAGAAAACAACAAAAAATCAAGTACTTAATTGCTTGACAGGTAACTAACTATATTAAGAATTTTAAGATACGTCAAGCATTTCCTTCGTGAACATGATACCCTCCTTGCCGATGACTTCGCGGAACACGGCAAGGGTATGCAGCACAAGCTCCTCTAATTCGAGCCTTGGCTGAACGCCATGCGCCTTAAGCATCCGGTCATAGCGCAGGTCGTTCAGGTCAACAAACAGTACGCCGCTGTCGCCTGCCTGCACATGCAGGCAAGAGCCTACCAGATCGACAACCGCCCTAACAATTGGAGGGAAGTTGTCGAAAACGCACTTCTCCTCACATAGGCTGCGATCCCATCCGCGAAACACGGAGTGTTCGCAGCACCGACAAGTATGAAACGCCTTCTCGGAACAGCCTACGCCTTTTCCACGACAGAATCTTGGGGTGTTGATTGCGTGGGCGAAGTGGACGTAGGCTGTGATGAGTTTTTTACGCGATCAACCTCCTTGACGACAAACTCCCTCAAGGAAATAGCGCCAAAATACATTGCAGTGAAAAAGGCACTGTCCATGAGCTTCGTAATCGCCAGGAGGTCGTCGTTATCTGAAATCTCGAAAACACGCTCAGCGCCAGATTGATTACCGGCATCGCCAAGATCGGCTTCAAAAATTTTCGGACAGAGTACCTTGAGAGCTAGTTCGCCAAGCGCGCCCCTCCAGCCAGCAACCGCGCGTTCTGTCACCTTATCCGCTGGGAAGGGCAAAAACCCGTCATCATAAATTGCAAGCAGAGCCTCACTAGCAAACTGCTTTCGGAAATCCGGGTCGGACATCTGCGTTTCGTCAGCGCGGTACTCCATTTGATCCACGTACCGCACAACAGCGCAAACCTTACGCTTCAGGTCCGGGTCGATACGTGACATATCGATAATTTCCACGCTTCGTACTGGCCGCGCTGACTGGTTAACATATTTCTCGATAGTGCTTGCTAGTTTTCCCATCTGAACCTCCGCGCCATCTTCATAGCATCAAACGAGATACAAGTCAACAAAAAACAGTGCCGCAGACCAGATAAATCCAGCCTGCGGCACCGCTACCAGGGGAGTGGACGCAACCAAATTAGCTAGGCAGGAACGAAATCTTCATGAAATCGTCTCGTTGATAAGGACGCGGTCGAAATGCGACTCGCCAGCAGAGAATGCCGCCGTCTTGATTCACAAGCGCTGGAGCATCCATGATCTGCATGTTCGGGAAATGGAACCGGACAACAGGACCAGACCCGACTTTCAAAACCGCAGAGAACAGAGTCATGCTATTGTACTCTTCAACCGCATCAAATGCGAAACTGCGATCAACCTCGAAAACCACCTCAAACCGAGGGTCGAACCGGCGATGAATACCAATTTCCTTAAGGCCAGTAGACGTAGAAGCATCACGTCTATTATCCAGCGGAGTACCTGGGGTAATCGAAATGGACTTCACAATCGCCGTAATCGTCGCACCGCTACCAGATGTCTTTCCACGAGTAGTCTTAGCAAGAGTAAGAACTGCGTTGCGGAAAATAAACGGAATTCCAGGATTCAGTACGCCAATCGATGGATTGGCCTCAGCAACCGCTGGGTTATATAGACCATTAATGTCCCAACGCATTGGCATAGCCCGGCCAGCCTCTGCGTCGAGAGTCCACGTACCACGTGCACCAATCAGCGTCCGGCTATGCGAGTGCATGAAAACCTTAATTTGGGCGCTGGGGAAATGCTCCGACAGTGGATAAAAGAACGTGCCACCAGTAGCAGTAACTGGGGAACGAGAAATATCCAAATCACTATCAGGAGTAGAATCGACATACGTCTGCGCAGCGCCATTAATCATCTCAGCAACAAAATAGTAATCACTACCACCAGCCTTCGTACGATAAATACGAAACACCTTGCCAGCAGTTGCTGCTGGCAAGTTAAGAGGAACATTAGCGGGGCCACCAGTCACGTTTACCGTCAACGAGCTAGATGCTGGGGTCTCGTTTCGGTAAGTCGGGCTTGGATTGCCACCAGAAAGTTGCACATTGTCAACTTCAGAAAATACATATTTGTAAGTTCCGTTGGCCAGTTTGCCCGGAGTCTGAAGCGCGCCGGCAGTAAAAGTCCCAGACGGCGCAGTGCCGGTCCAAACGGATTTCTTGAAACCGCTGCACTGAAGCAAAATGCTGGCCCAAGGGGGCGGATTGTCGGGATCGCTACAATAAACATATGTCGTTGCCGACATCCGGTAAGTCGGCTCAGTCACATAAAATGCAGCAGGACCGAGCTGCGAATCAGCTAGCTCGATCGGGTCCGAGCCTTGAACGTGCTGAACCAGCGGCTCGGTTGCGTTGTAAACCGGTAAAAACTCAAGTTGCGTACCAACCGCAAGCTGGCCATACCCATTGTCTTCAATGGCCGCCTGAGCAACGGTAAAATCTACAATCGAGTACGTAGTCTTTGCTGTAGGCATCTCTTCACCTCTTGCATTAAGTTTACATACACAAGAGGTAAAGAGCTATAAAAACTACGGACCAAAAATGATCGAATCGCCCTGATGCGCAAGAAACGGCGTTTGCTCGGAAAAGCTAGCAAGCATCACAAGCTCAATCAATCCAGCAGAATAATCTGGCGCTTCGCCAAAGTACAAAGGCTGAGACGTAATCGGAATTTCTTGCTGCTCAGCAAAATAGAATGGTCCAGCGCCAACCTGAATCGGGTACTCGTTAGTTGCATCCGTAATAGGCTGCGACAGAATGCAACGCAGAATCTCCGCGCGTGTCACCCTGTATATAACATCAGGGTTCATGGTAACCCTTTGAATTCTCACGAAAAACATAAGGCTAATCGGAATGCCAATCCACAGTTCAAAAGCACTTGAACGGCGGTAGATCAGCTCCCGCTGCCCGCGCGCACCTGAGCCAGCACCAACGTGACCGGAAATCAAATGCAATTCAGCGCTGCTACGCACTTGAGCTACCTGTGCTGGTGCCCAAAGGCGCTTGACAGCGTCAAACTCTACGCTGTACCCATTGGCGAACTTGATCGTCTCAAGCCGCTCTTGCAACGCACGAATCGCCCGCTCATCTACTGGTAACGGCAATTTTGTCTGAATCGGCATGTTACCTCCGCTTTACCTTCACACGAACAACTTTCTTTTCCTGAGGTTTGTTCTGCGACTTCGCTCCGCCTTTTCGCGAAGGCTTGGGCTGATCAGATTCATCATCTTCAGAGCCAAGGCTACCATCAATAGTAGCCACTAGCTTCCCCCTAACATAAACGCGAGCCTTCTTAAATAGATCAGAATTGTTCTTAAGCTCTGGGATAATCACATCTTCAACAGTTTTCTGCATAATCCCAATGTGTTTCGTTTTTACCACAGGCTTGAGCATATAGTACAAAATAGGCGTTTCATCGCGTGATTCTCTCTCAGCCAGAAACAACTCCCTACCTGCCGTTAATACAAACAGCTCGACGCCCAATTCGTCACGCAACTCGCGCGGCCCAGGTGAGTATACCACACCCCTGGCATTCATCGCTGCTGCTAACGGAACAGCCAGATACATAGAACCACTTGGGGTTATATTCTTCTCTGGGTCCTCCTGTTGATACCATCCGATTCGCGACCCTTCGTCAGCGCCAACGCTGCCAATCTCAAGGCTAACACCATTGCGTGTATTATGAATCCGATCTTGAATCGATGCAGCAAGAGAGCCGCTGCGAATATTCAGCTCGTCTGGGCCAGCGCCCGGGTACGCCCTCATGCGCACAGTGGTGATGTAGCGTACGGCCTTCCTTCCAAGGCGCTCCAGGAAATCACCAGCCATCTCTTTGTACTGTTGCTTTTCGTCTCGCTTCACATTATCATAATAGCACAAATGAAGTACATACATGAACTATTACCAGCGACGAAAGGACGCATAAGACCAATGCCGGTCAAGGTCGCAGCGAACTATCTCCTGGAAATCCTATATGCACACTCGCTGCCTGGAATTATCAGCGTGCGCGCAGAAAGATTCTACATAATCGAAGTTGGACTTCTGGTTTTATATCTTCCGTCTGCGTTCTTTTTCACAGAGGACAAGTTCAAGGTTCTTAAGTACACCAAGTCTGCATGCAAAAACCAAACAACCAAGGAAGCAGATTACGCAATTCTGCCAGCAATCGTTAATGGCAAGCGGCAATTCGCCCTCGTGCCAATGAACGAGTTCCTGAACACTGGGGATCGCATCATTAGCCCATATCACAGGTACTTCACCAGAAGCCTGCTTGAGCCAGAGAAACTCGCCCAGCTCATGGAGGAGAAAAGGCTAAAAGTCAATATGGAGCTAAGAGAAAAGCTAGCAAAACAGCGGCGCTTCTAGTACATGATCGGCACCGGCAACGATCTCACTGCTGTGAGTTACAAAAATATCCTTCACAATATGCCCAGCACTTAGCGCAGCACGTTTCAGTTGCAAGATTTCTCCGCGTCTTTCAGTATCAAGCGCGCCATCGGCTTCGTCTTCGACAATCGTACGAATGCCAGGCATGCAGCAGATGGCAAGCGCACGCGAAACTGCCTCCATGACCATTACAGATTCGCCGCCGCTAAGCGTAGACAAATCGCGCTTAGTATCGAGCACGGAATCAATCAAAGACAAAGAAAACTCCATCTTGCTATCGCCTGATTTCAGCTCACGAATGAAGCTGAACGAAATCTTGTAGCGCCCGCCGAGAGCTAAGCCGAGCAGCTCATTAGCAATGCGCTCCACGTCCTGGATGCCTCGCGTAAGTAGCATTGTCTGAACGCCACGCTCGCTCAATGCACTACGCAGAAGGTAATCGTGGTCTAGCCGATGTTTCGCCGCACCAAGCGCCAAGATGTCTGCCTCGATCTCATCACAATGTTTTCCAATGCCATCAATAGATGACAAGGCACGATCCAGAGACAGGCAAATAGAATCCAAGCGAGCGGCATGAAGTTCTGCATCGCGCAATTTCCGTGAGTACTCTGCCAGCTTCGCGCCGACATGAGCTAGCTCAGCGGCAAGCTGCTCGACATCTGACTGCAGACCATTATCAACAAAATTACCGACTGCACTCTGCCTTGCCTGCTTTAGCTCGTTCTCTAATTCAGCCTTCTGCTTTTCAAGGCTAGATAATTCTCCCCTAAGAGCGTCAACGTTACCAGCGCGCATCCGAATCGACTCAAGCGAAGCCTTAGCAAGATCAAGCTCCTTTTGGCATTTGTCAATCTGAGCAATCACATCCAGGCACGCCGCAACACGCTCGTGCGCAGTCACGACCTGGCTATGCGTCCATCTTGGCTGCTCTTTGTAAAGTGGGCATCGAGAAAACAGCGACTCGTCACACGGAACTTTCACAGGATCATATCTTCCAGAACTATATTGCTCACTCAATGCACTCAGTTTTCGCCCCAGTACACGAAGCGTCGGTTCATCCAGGGAAGCACCAATATCTTTAAGCATCCACTGCACTACCTCATCAGAAGATGCAAATCCAATCTTATCATTAAGCCCCAACAACAAGCTCTCGATCTTGCCGTTCAAATACGCAACGTTGCACTCAAGTTGAACGGCTCTTTCGGCTGCCTGGATATTGCTCTTGATGGAATTCATCGACTGGTCAATCAGGCGAATCCTGCTCTCTAGTTGCGCAACAAGCTGAATGCCGGACTTCGCTGCCGCATCATGAGCAGCCTTGGCGCGAGCAAGCTCTACCTTCTTAGCCTCCAGAGCATTACGCAGCTCGGCGCTCAGCTTCTCAAGACGCTCGACCTCTGCACGCAACGCATCGATATTACCAATCTGCTCAATGCATCCTTTCGCCTCTTGATCTAGTGACAAAACTGATGCACGCTGCTCCTCGATAGCCTTACGCACCCAATCCAAGCCAGTCTCTATCTTGGCATAGAGAGTATCGACCTCGCGCTCGCCAAGCCTGACATATTCTTTTGCCTTCTCATGCCAAGATTGAATCTTGTCCAGCTCAAGCGACAGTACAAAGATAGAACGCAATGCCGTAGGCGAGAGCGTGCTTGCTAAGCGTCTACCCTGCGGAACGAAAGCAGCAGAAAAGAAGACCGACGGAGGACCAAACAACAGCTCGACCAGCGTATCATATGTTGAAACGTTACCATCGGAGACATAGCCACCAATCGCAACAGGTTCCTCACCAGACTGAGTAATTTCAAACAAGTAAGCAGATTGCTTGCTGCGATCAGAGTCAATCTCGACCAGAGAGCGGTAACGCTTGCCTTGGTAAGAAAAGAACAGCTCCTTGACTGCCTTGCCGTATGTGTGATCGTAGAAGGAAAATGCCCTAGGGGTAAAGCTGGAAACCTTAGACGGCATCAATCTATACGGGTGAACATTATCAATCAGCGTCGTCTTGCCAGACCCGTTCGGGCCGACAATAGCAATCAGCCCAGACGACGGAAATTCTACTTCAACGGTACCACCGATATGCCTAAGACCATTAAAGCCACGAAGCGTTAGCTTTTCAATCAGCATGGCACTGTTGCATAGCTCAAAAGCTGAGCCATGCAACAGAAATTGCAACTTAAGTGCTTAGGTTCTTAGGATACGATAAGCAACAATCATCTCTTGCATAAACGAAGTAAACTTGCTGCCATCGTATTGACGCGAGCCAAGCCCAAGCGGGCCAGAAACTGCCACCGTAGTCACTGAACCACCGCGATTCACCCAGTCAGCCACCTGCTGTGCGGCGGCTAGACGCAGGTCGTCAGGAACTTCGAGCGGGCCTGGAGAAAATGGCAATCGCGTACTGTTCAAGGCGCTGTCCGCATTATTGTCTACGTACGTGGCTGGCCACGGGCCATTCACTTCTGCCAAGAAGAACAGATCATCTGTATTGGCTGGACTACGGTAGATAACGTACTTCTTGCCAGCCCCAGGGTCGGGGAAAGTAAAAGTCACTTGCTGGTTAGCCAAATCAAGCTGCAAAAATGGACGTGTCGATGCTGTCTCGACATTGCTAGCATCGACAACGCTAAACGAATACAAGTACTTGCCTGAAAGGCTGCCGGCACTGAGCGAGTGCAACGGCAACTGCGGCTGTGCCGGACGCGGAACAACCAGCCCGCCAACGTAAGTGACTTGCAGAGAGTGAGTTTCGCGCGGAAAGCCGTACAGGTCGCTAGAAGCATTGTAAGCAATCGGATGCATTGGATCGCCCCAGCCAACACCCCAGAAAGAAGGCATCACAACAGAAATGATGCCGTTGTTATAATCAACAACATACTCCTTGTTCTCTGTATAGGCCGTTACGTTACCAACGAAATCCCGCGTTGGACTATATTTCAACGTAACCGACCCAGGAACAATTGGCGGAGCTTCGACGCGATAAGACAACTGCACGACATGCTGTGGGGAATTGAACTCCTCCACGCGCTGCGTGCGCAAAATTTTACGGCCTGTCGCCGCCTCGAAGGCAACAGACAGGCCGTTGATCATCAGCGCAATGACACGATCTAGTTTTTCGTTACCTGTAGTGCCGTACAGGTACGCTCGGACGTCGTCGATCGAGCAAAGAGCTGAGGAGCTAAGCAACACATTCGTTTATGAATTAGGCAGGAATTTTAGACGAGCCGGCAAGAATCAGCGTAGCCGCGCACTGCACCTCAGGATTGGTGCCACCACTCAGCGACACGCTCACAACAGCACGCACGAATTTCTTAGCCCCGAGCAGGTCAACACCGGCATGCTTAGCCTGGTTAGCGCCGTTCGCGGACACAACACCAGACGCCAGGGCGCTCCAGGTGGTACCATCGTCAGAGTGCTGTAGGTCAACCGAAACGTTAACGCTAGTCGGGCTACCGGTCGTTGCTCCCGTGTTCAGGACAACAATCGCTTCAGTAAAATCAACACGATTAGCCGCAATCGTATTTGCCGACGCCCCATTAGCGCGAGAGGCGGGGGCCACTTGGCCCCCGACCTTAACTGCCTTGCTGACTACTTCGTAAATGTGCTTTGCCATCTCTAAGCTCCTCTAGCCTACGCTATTACGCTCCCCACTTAACACCAGTCAGGGTCGCAACCGCCTTCGGGTGACGCACGCCGAAATCGACTTTCGTAAACATGCGCACCAGCAGGAGGTCATTCTGGAAAGCGCTGAAGATTTGCGAACCATCAGTGTAGCTGGCTTCAGACGATACCTTGAAGTCCACAGTCGGCGAATCGACAATCACCGCATAGGACATGTCAGCCAGGATCACGAAGGACTCGTCATTGCCAGCGCCAAGGTTCTCGGGAATCAGCGTGGTAACTTCATAGGGAATCCCGAGAATCTTCTTCTGCTGCAACATCTCCTCTTTGAAGATGTAGAGCACGCCATTGTTCAGGTTCACCAGGAAGTGCTCGGTGCGCGGCGAAATGAACCAAACCGGCTTTGCCATCGGGATATTCGCCGAACGCAACGCGAGAATGACTTTGGTAAGATCGCGAATCGTGTTGTCAACGTTAATCGTACCGTTCGCAGCAATGTCCGTACCGGACCAGTTACGCAGCCCCTTCGGCTCGTGCTGGGTACCGGTACCAAGCAGCATCATGTAGTCTTGCACTTTCTGCATTTCGCTTTGCATATCATTCTGCAGCATCTGCAAGACGCCAACAACCGGCGCGGCCACCGATTCAGAGGTCAACGACACCAGGCCGCCGAGTTTCTTTGGAGTCAGCGTAAAGACTTCAGTCTTGTAGCCAGTTGCAGGGATCGGCTGCCCTTCGCCGAACGCCTTGAAGTTAACACCTTCGCTCACACGAGCAAACGGAATCGGGCGCTCGCTCTGAACTACGTTCTGGACATTGCGGCGTACAACCGAAACCGGTCGCAGAAACGCATCGACCTGCAGCCCAGAGAAATCCGGAAATACCAGGTTGCCACCAAGTTCGGGCGCCAGGGTGGATTGAGCGAACGAGGTCTGCAGAGCAACCTTGGAAAAGTCAACCTCGCCAGCAATGACCCAAGGCTCGAACCGAGTACCGGTCAGTCGATGCCAGTACTCGTCAACGTTGAGATTCAACGCCTTTGCCGCCCGCGTGAGCGCAACCTTTGCGAAAAGGCTCGCATCATAGTGAGCGCTCGGCGTTACGGTTGCCTGCGTGCGAACCGGCTGGTTCACAACATCGGCCAGCTCTTCAAACTTTTTGTCAATGTACTCTTTCAATGCCGACTCCATCGGTTACTCCTTGCCAATCAGTGTTTTAAACCTCTTGATACTATCTTCTAAAATTTTCTTTAACTCTTCAATAGATTGTGCGGACTCGACTTTATCTTCTTTCTTTTCATTTACCTTACCGCGAAGAGCTTCGCTCTCCTCATGAAGACCATATTTGTCTAGCAGCGAGCAAAGCTCCTGATCGGAAAGCGGATAACTGTACAGTTTCAGCTCCTTCTCATACCCAAGCCAATCAGCTCCTTCGCGCTCGAACGGCGGCTCTTTGTCAAATTCACGATAATGTCGCGCAAGATGACGCTTCACCCCAGGAACGTCATCTTCAGGGATATTCGCCTGCGGCAAGCGTGCGGCGGCATTCGCCACAGCTCGCCAAACCACAGGATGGCGTCCTTCGGCCTTATGGTGCGGGAATTTGTACGCAGTCTTCAAATCTTCCTTACCATCCTCGACCCAGGCGCACATAATCTTGAGATCGGAAACATCGGCCTTGGCAACTTCGCCTGGACCGTCCCACGGCTCGTCTTCTGGAGCCTTTGGCGTGCCGTTCGGGTGAGCGGCATCGTACGAAATAGCCCGCAATACTTCTTTCTTAAAAATCTGGTCGCGCTTCGCAATGACCAAATCGCGGTCGCGGACGTACTCAAGGAAAATACGAAGCGCCGTCTCGAACGAAATGCCAAACACGTCATAGAACCGGCTTGCCAAGAAAGCGTTCGGCTTGCCGCTTACGAAAGCATCGAACAGCTCGAATAGAACATCGTTTGTGCTCGCCGCCTGGAACAGGCCGCGTGGATTCGCTGCCGGCTCATTGACGAAATCGACCCAGTCTAGCTTTGCCAGCCTCGTGTGAGGATAATTCTCCTTATTGGCTGGGTCTGGACTTACGAACTCGCCATTTTCGTTCCGATGCGATTCTACAAACGCATCTTCAGCCTCAAGGTCACGCTCGAACACAATGCTCAAGCCGAGTACTTCCGGGTCTTCTTCTGCCAAATCGAGAATCGTATCGACCATTTCGGCACGCTGCCCGCTGGTTTTCTTATAGAAATGCACATCAGCTCGGACTGACCGCGACTCCGGGTCGTACCGGAAGTTAGTCGCACGGGCAATCTGCTTCCCCATTGTATCGTTGCACAGGGAAGGATGCGTCCACCGCATCGGAATGCCGTTCCGCCTGCCGGAAGCAGCCCGAATGACCTGATGCAACATCACTTCATCGATCCACAAGCCGTGCCCGAGCGCCTCACCGGCAGTAATGATAGAAACGTCGTAGATCACGCGGTTTTCTCGATCTACGCGCATGGACGTAAAAGCAGATTGCAGAGCAGTTAGCCCACCAGTTTCCATCTCAACTTCCAACATGGCCACTCTCTCTTTCTAACAAAGTACACAAATCATGTTCTAAAATCAACAATCTAGCAGCACTTAATTTATGCGTACAGAAGGCGTATCGCCTTCTTCATCGCCAATAACCCATTCATCATCAACGCTGTTGCCATTGATCTTGCCAGAGCCATTTGCCTGCTGAGCCTGCCCTGATTCCAGATCATCAATATTCATAACTGCACGATTGTTGCGCAGAAGCAGCGAGGCCCCGAGCCGACCGCCAAGAGGCGGCAAGCCCTGAACGCGCGTGCGCCACTCGTCAATCGTTACGCTATCTGGGTTCTGAGCCAGTGCGCGCAATTGGAACTCCTTATCTTCATCTACTGGATTCTCATAATCGATAATCAACTTCGCCCTACCATATTGGGTAGCAAGCTGGTTCTGAAGCACCTGGCGGTTAGCTTCCAGGCGAGGGAGAATTCTGAGCTTATTGTACAGGTACTCAGCCGCCGAAATCGTCGAGCGGTTCGCGTTCTTCTGGTGACCAATAATTTCTGGCGGAATTCCAAATGCATTAATGAACACGTCGCGCTGAATTTGCCGCAATTCGGCAAATTGCAGGCTTTGGAAATTCCCACCAACTTCGACTGCATTGAAGTCCTTATTGATCAGGAACGGCACGCCAGCCACCCAGAGCGAATGCGCCTCTTCAAGCCAGTAGCGCTTTAGGTTCCTAAGCTCCGAATCGGACGTGCCACTGATGGACATGATCACCGGCGGCACTGCTTGTGAGGCAAACCGGCGAGCAATCATCTTGCCGGCACTACGATCAGAAGACACCTCCATGCGCAGCGCATCGCCAATTCCAGAGCCGCGACCTAGTGGGGCAAGCGGGTCTGGCCATTTGAAGTACAACATGTCTTCATAGTTTGCTTCGTACAGCTTGCCACGAACGTTCATAACATATTTGTCGCCCTTCTGAACTGGCACCTGGATCACCGTCGATGGCGGGACAGGAATGGCAGAAACAGGCGACCCGACACGGTTCCGTTCCAAGTACCAAAATGCTTCACCGACAAGCTCCTGGTACACCTGCGTAATATACATCAACATGAACCCGGACATGGTCGTATTAACGCCGTTCAGAAGCTGAACCACCGGATGCAGGCTAGACACCTCTTCGAGCTCGTTGTTTACAAACGCTGTTTTAAGAACAGGTTGCCTTGCTGACAGCCCACGACGTGCAACCTCCATTAGGCTGTCGTCATCTTGCCTTCTCGGCCTGTACACGCGCATTTCCGCCATAGCAACGGACATGGCAATAGTACTGACAATCGACCGAAGCCACGGCGAATCGTTCCTGTATGCGCTAAGAATCTCTGGCCAGTCTACGGCATTCATTGGAGAGACGAACGGCACACCAAACGGCGGCCTCTCTTCCCTTGGGGCCAGCCTCAAGGCACGTCTTAATCTAGAGAAAAACCCAGGTTTCTGCATACCAAGCATTATAACATATTATACGTACGCTAAAGGTGCATTTTTGCGCATGTAAATAATGGCCTGCGAGCAGGCGTCCACGCGGTCGTCGTCACGCTTCTGACTACCCCCGAAAGCAGCAAACTCCTGTATGAACGAGTTCACCCAAGATTTCTCGGACGGGAGCGGTATCACCAGCCGATGCTCTTTCTGTAGCTGTGAGGCTACTTGGGCGCGTAATTCCTTGTCGCCGACCGGAGGCACGCGCACAATGCCGTCATAAGAAGAAGCCAAAATGTCTAGCAGAGTTTTTGTTACGGATGTCTCTTCAATGAGATGCGTCAAGATGTAGCTGTACTGCGTGTACGCCATGCGGAATTGCTCAGAGAACGTAATGTACCCGCCACGGAACCTGAACTCGTCAATCAGGTAATACATCCCGTTCGCTTCGCCCCAAACCTGACCAACGGTCCAGTTGCTGCCTTCTGATTCAGTCAGACCGACGTCCCAGCTAATCACCATCCTATCAAAAGTGCTTGGTAGCGGCACTGCAGTCACCTGTCCGATCAGTGGCACGTCGGCAATCATGGGTAGCGAGTCAACCGACTGCCAGAACATCCAATCCTCTTCCATGAACAGCTTAAGTTCGTCACCACGCGGCTGCTGCTGGCATTGTGCTGCATAGCCACGCGGACCAAGCTCAAGTTTGAGCATCTCGACATCTTCCTGGCTGAACCGTTCCGGCCAGAGAAGCTCGCCTGGCTCTTTGCGCCAGTCATAATTACCAAGAGACGTAGACCGGCGCACGCCATCGTACTCCATTGGCAAAATGAGAGCATCGTACCCCTTGGCAATGCACACGCCAGCCAAATCTGCCGGATGCAGCCTTTGCTGCACAACAATTCGGCGAAGCGTGTTCGGGTCCCTTGCCGATCCGGACATGGTGCCTTCCCACCAGTCGATCACCGCCTGCCGCTTTGCCATCGAGCCGACATCTTGCGGCTTGTGCGGGTCGTCTACAATCTGAATGTCGGCACCTTCACCGACGCCGATACCGCCAGGCGATGTTGCCAGGCGAAATCCACCCTTCGTTGTATAGAACCAGTGCGCCTGCTCCTGGTCCATACGGATTTGCACCCGCTTGCCGTAGCGCGACTTGTACCAATTCGAGCGCATCAAATCGCGCGTCTTGACGGCGTCACGGCGCACGAACGCCAAGGAGTACGAGCAGCAAATGAGCCGAATTGCCGGATCGACAGAGAAGAGCCAGGCTGGGTAGAGCACGCTGCAAATTAGGCTCTTACCCATCCGGCGCGGAATGCAGATAACGAGACGGCGAATGTCCCCGCGCGCTACGGCTTCCAGGTGCTCGATAATGGCATCGATAGCGTACGACTCAAGGAACGGCGTTTCCGGCTCGACTAAGTGCCAAGCCTGCTTGACGAACTCCTTGAACGTTAAAATGTTCTCATAGTCATCGAACGCAGCCGAGCCGAACGCTTCCATTGCAACGGAAGCGACCGCATGGCGCAAATCTCCAGGCAGGCGAAGAATCGCCTCGGCAATTTTGAGGCGAACATCGTCCGTGAGCTTGCTCGGCTTCTTCCTTCTCATTCAACTTCAATATCGAAATCTTCAATATTATCTTCATCTTCCTGTTCAGAATTATTAGAAATCTTGATTTCCGCATCCACCGTACGCTTCCTCAATGTCACTTCTTTGAACTTGTCCTGGCTGCTGGAGTAGTACATGGACACGATCACATCGCGCGGCAAGCCTGTGAGCTTGGACAGCAATTCTACAGGATCAACATCGTTGTAATTTGTCGTATCTTGCGAATCCAGCTCCATAATGAAGCGCATGTACCGGAGCGCCATATCCATCGGGAGCAAGCCGCCCGTATCGCCGTCCAATTCGACACGGTGCAGGATTTTCCGCAAGATGTATGACGAGATCGCCCGCAAGGCAATCTTCCGGTCGATTTTTGAAGATTCGTGCTTATCGAGATTATCGACAAGCTCATCGACCGTGCTTGGCTTTGCCAGCGCCTTGTCGGCGATGGCGATCACGTCACTTGCTGTTATAGCGCGCTTCCTGGGCATCTAGCTTCATGCTCCTGCGGATAATCGCACGCAAGACGGTCGAATACGTATACAGATTCGAGTAATTGTGCGCATCTACATCGAGGCAGGTGTCCAGCCAGGCTGGCGCCTGATTGTTGCGTGCCTTTTGCAGCAGCTCGTGAACGTAATTGTCCACGTCCTCGTACAACAATGCGGTCCTACGAACTCCGTTTGTCATGTTTCCTCCTCCTTGACTTGATCTAGCAAACTCAAATGCCTGGAAATCATCTTCCAGAGCTTTGTACGGTCTATGTAGTAAATGCGCATCTGTTCGTCGTACTTGAACTTATGCGCGTGCTTGATTGCCCTCGCATGCACGAAAGACAAGCGCAGGTCCGGCTCCATCGTAGGCACGATCCCAATGTCGGCAAGAACACCAAGCACGTTGTGAACAACATTACCATAATTCTGGTACAAATGCAAAGAGAACTTAAGAACAAGATATTTCATGCGTATCTTGCCGACGCCCATATAGCAGGACATGATCTGGCGCATCATGAACAGCTTGCGCTCTGGCGTTTGCGGCAAGATGACTTTCAGAAGATGGTCCTCAGCAGTAATCAACGTCCAGATGAAGTAGATTGCCGTCTGTGCCTTGCGGGAAGTGACACGCGCTTTGCAGTCGTGCAAAGCCAAGAAAAGGACTGCGTACCAGAGACGAATCTCCGGGCTTGTCGATGCCTTCTTGAGAACATCTACCTGGTACGTGCTAAGCACTCGCTATTTCCCTAAAGCGACTCCTGACATATTGGACATCGGCATCCTTGTTTTCATTCACAACATGTTCGACAACCAAGTCCTCTACACTGGCACGACGCCACCGCTCCACGACATGCGTCTGCCTCTTTTCCTCCGGGTACTCCACCCGCACGTTCCGCAAGAACTGATACCCGAACCGCCGCTCCAGCTCGCCGTATACCGGCGCCAAATCCAGATTGCGGTAGTTGTTGATCAGAAGAGCGTCCCGTGCTGTCATATGCTCGAACACAGACAAGATGTCCTCATACCTGTCCGGCTTTACGTAGTGCGTCTTCGATGCCGGCATGGGAATTTGCTCAAGCACAATCGACTTGCCGTCGCTGAAGCCGTGCACAATGGACTTGTCACCAGCCTCGCCTATATGCAGCCGCCCCACGCTCCCAGCATAGTAAATCAACGGCTCCGTGCTGAGCACTTGCGGCTTATGCACATGACCGAGCCCGATCAATGGCACGCCCAGGTCTTTCAGCTCCTCTAGGGTCCATTCCACATCGAACAGGTCCGTAGGCACACCGTGCTCCGTCTTGGCACTCGAAACCATCGCATGGGTGAAGAACAAGTCCGGCGTAGCAACATGACGGAAGCAATCCCTGACACGAGCCTTCACATCTTCCTGCCTGTGCCGAGGCATAGAAGCCAAGAACGCAGCACGAACATTGCCCCGCTCCAGGAAAAACACCCCACTCTCACGATGATAGTGCGGAACGAAGTCCTTCGCATTGCCGGATGCAGGTAGCATGTCCCAGTACATCTGCTTCTCCGGCTCGGCATCCACCACAATGGCGAACGGTTTCAGGAACTCCAAACCACCGATACCGTCATGAGACGGCGTGCCACGAACAACAACAATCGGAACACCGAAACCGTTCAGCTCGAAGAAGAACTCGCACAGCCGCCTGGCAGCATACGACCCAGTCATGACCGGCTTGTGGAACAAGTCCCCGGTGAACACAATCAGGTCCAGGTCGTTCCGGAGCTTGTACGCTGCATCACGAACTGCATCCAGAATCGGACCCAACTCAGCCTGATACCTGTCAGACAAATGAACGTCTCCAACATGCAGAAACCTGAACGTCTCCATGCTGAACTTCTTACCAGAACCGAACCCAGAATGCAACAGGGGAACCCAAGGTACGGTCTGCTGCAGTACGGTGGCTGGGAGCTGGAGGTGGGAGCTGGAGCTGGAGCTGGAGGTGGAGGTGGAGGTGGGAGGTTAGGGTTAGTTAGCTCCCAGCCCCTTAGTCACAGCAGCCTGGGCGTGCCAGGCAGGGGACGTAAGCCGGAGAGCCCACCTGTGTCCAGCCTACCAGCCATTAGAGTGTGCATAATAGGGCTATAGGTGACCTCCGTACCCCATCCAACCAGCTCTGCAACACCCTCCGGGCAGCCCCGCCTTGTGCCAACCATAGCCGTACAGGTGCTTCCACAGACCGGAGCAAGCCTTCTTCTAGCCACCAGACCTGCTTCCAGGACGCAGAGCAGCAGTACGGGTACACACCTCCACCGTACTGCTTTCTTCTGCTGCAGGGTTTTCTGAGTGTCCAGCTTGCTGCTAGGCGCTCAGGTAAGCGAACCGCTCTTTCGGTACCAGTTGTCTCTGATACGCTTTCAGCTTCTGCTCGTATTCCTCTTCGGTGATCTGACCGTGGTACCTGAGTCCCTCATAGTAGAGGATCGACTTGGTCAGGGACTCGAAGCAGCGTTTCGATGCTTCGATGCACAGATCGAAGTGCTGCCTCGTCAGGTACGCTACAGCATCGTTCAAGCCGTACTGCTCCTTCTTGGGCAGCACACTGGACACCAGTGCGGTCAGCTTCTTTCTGCGCCGCCGTGCTGTCTTGAGGGTGACACCGGCGGTAAGGGCGTACTCCTTGGGCTGCATGAACGAGTCGATTCCACGGAGCGTGTCGTTGGTGAGGACACGGTTATGGTGCAGTGCGCTCGGGTTGATGCACGAGGTTCGGATCGCTGTGTTCGTCTGGAACAGGCGCAGGTACTTGAACCGCTCCGCCCGATAGCCCTTGATTGCTTCCGACAAGCCGTTCACACCGCATTCAGGTAGTAGCTTGCAGAGTTCGGTCATGTTGAACTTGAAGGACTTATATTCAGCAACCTCACCGTGCTTGTTTACCTTCTCCTCATGGAAGATGGTAATAAGCCCCAGCTCCTTGAGTGTGTCGAGAGCCTTGCGGACCGTAGTGCGGTGTACGCCAGCCATACGCTGGATGCGGCTGATATTGATAGGGTACGGGTCTGGAGTTTTCGCGCCGCAATAAATGTTCGCCAAGGTGTCGAATACGATTGGGAGACCAGTGCGTTGGTTGGCATATCGGTCTCCTTTCCTATCTCTGAGAATCCTCTGAATGTTCATGACAATGAAAGGCTTCATGACGTGTAGCATGTACTGCCATTCACGGTTTTTTGCCCGTTCGCAAATATAATCTGATTGTTTGACAATGCAGCGGTAGATGTCTGCTAAAATATTCTGGACCAGCTTTTTCGTTTGGCGATGGTTGAGCTTAGGCATTTCTGCCTTCTTGCTCTTCAGCTTTTCCTTGATCTTGCCGTCAAGGTAGTGCGAGGCGATTCTTGGGTTGGCGGTAACGAGATAAACGATCTCTTCTATTGGTATGCCACCGTTCAGCAGCGCAGTGTTGATGATTGCATGCGCTGCCTCGCTTCTGGACGGGTATTGCTTCCTGAAGTCATAGTCTGGGTTGATCAGCGCAATGATTTTCTTGGGCAGCCGTGCTGCCGTCGAAAGCATGATGCCATCTTTGTCGCCAATGCTTGTCGCGTGTGTATCTAGCTTCTGATCGATATATTGGAGCGATTGGTCCAGGTACATGTTGACGAAATGCGACTGGGACATTGTGACCCAGCCAAGGTCAATGGTCGGCTCGATTTTAACTGTGTTGCTGGCTGTATTTTTATCATCATCGTCATCATCATCGTGGTCATATGCACGTCCGGAATTCGTCTTGAGCTTGAGCCGCTTGATGTCTTCATCAGTCAGCTCGTACAGGGTATGCAAGTTATGCCTATGACATGAGATATATTCATGACCGTTGATATTCATGCCAGGCGCGACCACGTACGAGCCGCGGCCGCGGAAATCTACCTGCACCTTGACGCCGTCAATCTCGGAAATCTTCTGCGTCGGTAGCTTATGCTTGGAGGCGACGTAGAAGTGCATGCCTCTGGCGGTCTTGACCATGAAGGTATGCTTGTCGCCACTGAACAGGTTATCTTCGAGAAACTTGGCTGATTCCTCTGAATCAGCATCGAACACATAGATACGATAGTCCGGTCCGAGAAGCGTTGACGGCTCGCCGCATTTGATGCCTAAGCCGTACTTGCCTGCCGCAAGCTTGTCTACAGGGAACTTGCTGTTCGGATACGTGAACTCCGTTAGTCTTGGTGCGACGTTCTTGAGAATCAGCGTTTCAACAAGCAGGTCGGTAGTTCCCGCATCATTGCGTTCGTAATCGAACGTGGCACCGAAATCTTCTTTGGCAATCTCTGCCGCTTGATCTTTGGGTAGCGGCACTTTCGAGTTGCCGGCTAGGATAACGAACCGAGTGGTAATCCATGCAGCTTGCGATTTGTCCTCTACTTCGTACGTCATTGGAGGTGTTCTCATGGCTGCGTATTCGTTCCTCCTAACTGGTAGCCCGCACGATACGAGCTGTGGTGTGTCTTCGTGCACACCATATGAGCATACCACAAAAAGCGTTATGAGTCAACTGGTTTCAGTCGCACAAAGATGTTTTCCGGCACGGAAATATCGTTTTCCTTGCCCATTACCAGTACGTCGTCTAGGGCAAAGCTAACGACGTTGCCAAGGTTTTCGCTCACGATCTTGAGCGTAGCTTCGGCAACGTAGTGGTTCAAGACTCTAGCCAAGTCGTGGGATGTCTGGACTCCGTACTTGCGCTTAAGCCATTCAAGCGTCTTGCGCCCTAAACCGTCGTCAATGTAGTCAATCTTGTGCTGCAAATCGTAGTTCGTAAGCAGCCGGATCGATGCCGACTTGCTCTTCTCGATTTCCATTATGCTGGCAAATGTCACATGAGGTGACTCGGTTGCCATCAATTGCTTTGCTCGTTCGCTCTCTATGCCAATCTCTTTGGGAATCCAGATGAGACGCGCCTGCAGCATGGCAGCTTTGATGTCGATATGTACGCATGGCAGATCGACAATTTTGTGCAAGTATTCTCGGCGCCTGTTGCTGACGCTGACGATGATGCCATGCTCGTAGCGCAGCTCAGTAACGACCGGCAGCTCATAGTTGGAGTTGATCTGCGTTAGGATGCCGTATGCCTTGCGGTTCTCAATTAGGTAGTGAGCGAGCCGGGATGGCGATAGCTTGGCAACAAATATAAAACGCGAACTCATGGCGCCTGTTATTCTATCCAAAGTTGCCGCATCTGCAAGCATTCTAAAAATTAAGAGCGGGAGATTCTTGCCTTTCGTTGCGTCTGGTTGTATCTATGCGGGCGATATGCTTGAGCTCGTCAAAGTATTGCCGTTTAGGGTGTTGAACTTTGGTGGTGGTCGTGGGTTTGAAAACGGCGTTTTAGTATTCGACTGCCCAGCTTGCGGCGACAAGAAGGGGCGCGGTTATATTAGCGTGTCTAGCCGGCGCGCTGGCTGTTTCAGGGCGAAATGCGATCTGGGGACAGGCAGACCAATCAAAGAATGGCTGGACGCGCTAATTACAAAGGGAATTATTACAAGGCAGACGGCTGCCAACATTATGACAGCCATTTTCGGCGCTCCGACCATGCTGCCGCTGAGCGAGCGGCAATTGGAGTTGCCGAACAAGAAGCCGTTTATCCGTATCAATGGCTCGATTCGACCGTTGCGTGAAGGAGACTTGCCGCCGACCTGGTCTAAGGTCAAGCTAGAATGGCTGAAACGTTTTGGTTTCTGCTGGGCTGATTTGGTTTTCGGGAATGGTATTCTGATTCCGGTGACGTACCGGTTTCTGCCATGTTTTTATACAGTCAGGTTGAGTGAAGGCGGCTACATGGCGGCGTCAAGGGCGGAGTCGTCTCACTCGAAAGGCGAATGCCTTTTTGGTCACGACTTTTTGCCCAGAAACCTTGAACAACTTGCTATTGTAGAGAGCGCGCAAGATGCAGTCACGCTGATGGAGTCAGAAAGAATTCCAGCCGTAGCGCTACTTGGCTCTGCAATGACGCAAATCCAAAGGTCTATGATTGTTAGGCTTAAGCCAAGAACAGTAATCGTGGCTCTTGATGCCGATGCGGAAGGCAAGTCGGCAATGCTTGCAAACGAACTGATAAGATTCTTGCCCGTCGTCAGGATTGGTACCTGGGTCGGCGCAAAGGACGCAGCATCTGGCGGAACGCTTAAGGTTCTGTAAGTTTTATACGTATCTGCGGAGGCTGTTGTGGGCAGTGCATTTGGTAATAAGTTTCTTGATGATCCACGTATTCGGCGCATCGTTCTCAAGACTGCAATTTCTACAAATGCACTAGAAGCACACAATCTAAGATTCATGGCATCTTATTTCGGGCATCCGCAAGTAGATATTCACGCATACATTGCGGAGATTGTCCAGTACTATACAGACAGGAACGAAGTTCCTGGGTTCGATATTGTCCGTGCCCACATAGAGTCAGAGCCGCCAGACACGGACGCCTTTCGTCAATCTGACGTACTGCGCGAGATAGATGAAATCGAATCAATTGATGCTTCAGCGTTCGATACAATTGCAGAGGAATTTGCGAACTTCATTCGGGACTGGGTTGCCTATAACGCAATTCGCGAGGCGTACACGACAGTCAGTGCGCCTGGTAAGAACAAGATTGAAAAAGTCAGAACTGTCCTAGACGAAGTTCATTCTAAGATAGATTCCGTAGATCGCAGTGCTCGTGGTGATTTTATCGAGTGTCTACCAGACGATCCGCCAAATACGAACATCGCTTATCCGTTAGGCTTGCGCGATTTGGACCAGCATATCAGCGGCATCAAAAAGGGCGAGTTTTTCCTGTTTCTTGGCGCTCCCAAGGGTCGAAAAACATCATTCTTAGTAACGTCGGCTGCTGGTGTTCTCATTAATAATACAGAATCTCGTGTCCTGTTCGTGTCTTTCGAGATGACAATCGAATCAATGCGTGATCGTTTTGCTAATACGCTTCGTACGATTGCAATTGCAAACGGCTACCAAGGCAATGGCGATAGGCGAGATGTTGTGCAATATCTTGGGCTTGACAAGCGGCTCTATCTTGCTTATGAGCCGCCTGGAACAAGCATTAGCAATGTGTATAGGCTCGTAAAGAAACTCACAGCGCAAGGATTTGCTCCAGACGTGATATTCTTAGACTACATGATATTTATGCAGCCAACGAACAAGAAGAGCGAAAAGCGCCATGAGTTGGCTGAGATTGCGCGTGATTGCGTACGCTTGGCTAAGTTAACCAAGACTGGTGTAATTAGCGCTCATCTACTTAGGCGCGAAGCCCTGAAGGACCCAGCGCATATCTCAAAGACTGATATATCAGAGTCCTACGAAGTCATTGCTGTAGTCGATGCTGCGATTGCCATTTGCCCACTGCCAGAAGAAGAGCGCAAGCAAGTTGGCAATCACTACAAATTGCGTATCATTGCCGGTCGGCGTTTTGAAGACGAGATCGATGTTGGCTACTACAAGCCATCGTATGATGGCATTACTATGGAGTGCATTTAGGAGGTTTTATGAAAAATAAAAGTAATCATTTTGATGAGGTATCGCTGCAGATCGTAGTGCAGGACGGGATGCCGCTACCGCCAGAAAGCTTGAACTTCCGCAAGGTTGTATGCAAGCTTGACGGCGGACAGCCGCTCAAATGCGGTGTGTGTGGTGGAGAGGGAAAGTTCCTTGGTAGGAAGTGCGTTCGTTGCCAGGGCAACGGCGTTATTATCGGCATTCCGGCTATTCGTAAGGTCGTGCATGGCACTGCTAGCGCGGAGTTGATTCAGTATTTGGATGAGCTGAACCAGTGGTGTGCCAATAATGGCATCGATTATGATGATATTGCGTCGATCAATATCCCGTTGTATGAAAGTGGCGGGTTCAATAATCGCAAGGACGGCGGTATCGCAACTGTTATTTGCGGCTTGCGACAAGAAAAGCTACGCTCATATCACTACAACCTGAGACCGTTCGGTCCGCACGCATTTTTCTGGGTAGAGGTCGCCCTTGCCGTTCAGGTGCGCCACGACCCAAGTATGAAGCATGGGCAAGGGCGTGTATTGTTGATTTCGATCGATGAAGATGCTGCTTATGACATTGGCGTGCGTAAGCGCGTGCTGTACTTCTTCAAATTTGACCCTCAGTATAATCTCAGTGAAACACCTAAGGTTGAAGATGTGACTAGGTTGAGCAAGACGAGAGTAGAGTTTCCTGAGAATGTAGCGATTGCTGCTGTCAGGAAGTCTATGGACCCAGGGTGCACGAAGGCGTATTGGGCAACCGGAGAATATGCGCAATGACGGTTCAATGTAATACATGCTACCACATGGCGTTTTTGTGGCTTGGCATTAGGGCTGTTATTGATGAGCTGCTACCATCGGCAGGACAGCCAAGCCCGCGTATTGTTGCGGAGAGGTGGGATAGGCTTCAGAAGTTAAATAAGAAGATTAATAGGCTGACTGGGTTTGCTGTTTTGTACTCGACCGTTTCGTCTACTAATAGAGATTTAGTATTCGATATTATGCATGACGAGTTTCACAAAGTTTTCGAGCGCGACGGAAAAGTAATCTTAGATGTCGCAATCGATGTTGCAAAAGCCAGTCGGATTGTTGGCAATGATCAGATTGCTGACATGATTCTCAAGCATCATAAAGAAATAGTAGGAGCGTCAGATGAAAAGGCGAATTCTAGTGATTGGAAAGAATGATCGTGCAATCTTGCTGGACCCAGCAGATAAGCTGGATGTCTTCAATGACCGCTGTAGCAACGAAAAGAGCACCGTTACGGCAAGCTCGATTCGCGCTGGCGATATTGTTGTCGGTTTTGGCAGGGTCTATGGGATTCAGACTATTAATTTAAGCTAAATCTTCTCTTGCAATCTCAAATCGCGAGTCTAAGTTCACACCAAGGAGGTCGCTATGGCATGGTACGATAAGGTTCAACAGGGTAGTGGCAATTATGTCTTTCCTGAATGGCAGTTGTCCGGGAAGGATGCAATTGCAAAGCCAGGGGAAACGATCGTTGTTCGGTTTCTGCCCAATCCTGTAGTTGCCGATTTCTTTGCTCCTGACGGCACTGAGATTCGCAACTACGAAGAGGAGGCTCCGTGCCCGTTCGTGCACGCCAATATGCATTGGTACACTACGACGACTGGATTTCGCCGCCGGGCATTGTGTACGAGGGCATTGCCTGACTGGGTTGACCAGTCCGTAGCGCGTGACTGCCAGTTGTGTACTGCTGGCGTGCGCATCGATCGGCGCATGGCAGTGAACGCCTATGTAATTACCCGCGCATCTGGGCAGGTTGGCAAGGTCATTACAAACGAATCTGGTACGCCAGAAGTACGCATCATGCTAATCTCCAGGCGCATCTTTGACGATATTCTGACCATGATGACCGGTCAGTTTGGCGTTGGTGATATTACTCACCCATTCACTGGACGCCATATATCTATGGTGCGACCGGCGAACAGGTACGACCGCTGGCGTCTCATGGCTCAGCCGGAGAAAACCAAGCTAGCTGTGCCGCATCCGCTGACGTTCCTTAGGAGCATTCAGTCCGTTGAGTCAATCTTGAACGAGGCATTCAAGCGCCAGACGCTTGATTCTATCGATCTGGCTGCTACGCTTGAGTCGCAGAAAGATGACGGTTTTGCGCCAAAGGGTCATTTGCAAGCCGGGGAGGACACTGGCGGAACGAACTGGTTTTAATGCTTGCTAGGCTACCTGTTGGAGGTGTCAGTAGCTTAGCGGGAGCCGCTCGTGGCAAGAAAAAAGCCACGGGCGGCTCTTTTTTTAACCAAGAGCGGGTTTACTTTCGTGGCATCCCAGGTCTATGGACCGCGATGGCTTATTCGCTGATCGAAGATGTCATGTTCGGGTTACTTTCGCGCGAAGATATTAACGAAATTATCGATTCCTGGATTGGTGACGCTATGGCATTTGCCCTAGATGTCCCGTGCGAAATGTTCAGAAGGCGGCTTTTGAATCTAGAAAAGCGCTATCGGCAAGAATTGGATAAGATTCCGGCGTCTATCCCAGAGCGCAAGCGGCGCTATCTGGCATCAGTGGAATTATCGAAGCAGATTGGGTTTCAGCCGGTTTGCTTCGACTTCTGGAACAAACTTGCGTCCACCGTAAGCCCATCATGGTACGTAAGGTCAGTGCGAGGGCGAAGACCAAAGGATTAGCGATAACTAGTAAGTTTGCATTTTGCGATTGCGCTGTTGACTTCACTGCAGAAAATGGTATTCTTGGGCACAGAGCAGCAAGCTGGGAAACGTCGTAGGCAACACAACCCTGCCTCCTTTCGTTGGTTGTCGATTCACTCCCACAAAGACAGTGCGAGAAGCCCTCACTCAGCTTGCTGCTCTTTTCTTATTGCTGCTTTGACAGCGGCATCGACTGTCCCCTGCTGCATGATCGTCACATAGTCAGGGTTGTAGTAGATAGATAGCCCGTCCCAGATAATGTTATTGACCCTTCTTGTCGGTTTCAGCTCATAGTAGTACGGTACGTTCAGCCCGTCACTGCGTGCTTTGCCGATGGCTGTAAGTATTTTGCGCTGAGCGATTGCCAGTACGTTCCTCTCTACGGGCAGAACATTGCGCTTTTCGCCTTTCGGCGTTTCCGTACTGCCAAAGATGGTTTTTAGGAACCGAAATGCCTTTCTTAAGTCAGAAGATTTGATGGTAGTGTTTTCCGTCATAAGTAATACCCATAGGTCTAAATGATAAAATTGCAACTGCTCTCGCAATGCGCCAAATGCCAGCCTCGCTGTAGTCCGGTGAGGCAAGGAACTTGTTGTATACGTACTGCGCTTGTGTAACTTGCTGATATGTTGGTCCTCCGTACTGCTGGATTTCTTTGATGAATTCTTTGATTAGGTCGTGCATCCATTGTCGATCCTGGCTGTTTGTCGCCTGGCTATTCATCGCATTTCCTCCTTGCCAAGAAGCCTAAACAGGATAGCACAATGCTTGCCCGAAAGTGCCATTTGCCCTTGAACCGATCGGGTATGATCGTTAGTTTTTGCGCGTATGCCGAATGTAAAACACAAAGTAGCCCATGTGGATAAAGTTGTCCTTAAATGCGAAAAGTTCCCAGTTATCTATCTCAAAGCGCTCCTGCTTTTCCTAGAGAAAGATAACAAGCGTGACTGGGCAAGCAAGGTTTGGTTCGAGCAAGGCAGTGCCGGCATCACGCTCTCAACCTGGGGGCGTAACGCCGCGTGCATTGTACGCTTAAGTTCTTCTGGCGCTGGTCCTATTGGCAATGGCGCGCCGCTTGTACGCTCAATTGATGCCAATAAGTTCTCTAGGGTGGCAAGAAGCCTCAAGAGCCAGCATGCTGATGTTTGCATTATGAATGATGGCACACTGACGATCGGCAAGTCAAGTTTGACGCTTGCTCGTGGGCTGGGAATCCCTAAGCTCAGCGAGCGCATCGAGATGCCTGAGTTTTGTCCGCAGAGCTCTGTTCCGAACGTTGATGCGTTAGATAAGATTGTTGCTCTTGCTAAGCTCGGCAAATTGGAGCCGTTTTATTCCATATCTTTGCGGGTCAATATGGTTGTTGTGTCGTTCCGTAAACATGATACAGGAGAGAAGGCTGATGGTCTTGTTGTTCTCGCACGTCCAGCCAATACGCAGCATGGTCTTATCCCTTACCCTTTTGCTCCAGAATGGGCTCTTGTGTGTGAAGATGGTACACTGCGTGCAGCAACAGACGACCACAAGACGGAAAGTAAGATGCTCAGAGAATTAGCTAAGCAAAAATCTAAAGGAGCAAAGAAGAGCAATGCTAAACGAAAGAATTGATCGTCAGGCGTTGATAAGTTTGTGGCGTGGGGTGGTTTTGCAAGCGTTGCGCGATGCCTCTTGTGGTGGCGGAATTGGAACAGGCGCTATCCAGTGGATTGATAGCGACCACTGTCGAGAAATCTGTGAAATTATTGGCGTGAATTATAGGCTTGTGCGCCAGGCTGCCTATCGCTTTGCCAGGAAACAGGCCGTTGTGCCGGAAGTGAAATACGGGCTCAGGCAGCGGCATCGACTCTAACTAGATAGTATATTATATGCGTTGACTATGGCGCCGGCATGATATAATGTATGCCCATACATAGGAGGCGAGTTTATGATGACTGAATTCGATTCAAAGGAACTGAAAGCTGTTGCCAGCGCGTTTAAAGCTATGCAGACAGTCGCCCGCAAGAGGTCTCTATTCGGAGGGGTTTGCTATCTAGAGGATGGTCGCGTCTTGTTTGTCTGCGACCTGGATTACGTTAACCCGCACGCGATGTTTCATGTGCGGTTTGCACTGAAGCCGTCCAGTGAAGTAAGTAATCTTCACGAACGCAAGAGTGCGTATTTTCTTATTAGCGAGTTCGTAAACGCTGTATCTAGAGCAAAACCAAGTGGCACAATTGCTTTTGAGATTTTGCCCAATGGCGGTGCTCAGATTTTGGCTGACGGCACGAGATTTCATTTGGAGCCGCAAGGTGAGCGCGTTGTCAGAATGCTTTTGGGGCAGGATTTGTCAGAAAACATTGTTATTACTGAGCACCGCAAGGTTTCGGACCTCAAATTTCTTGATGAGCTGGGCGTAAGTGAGCTTGAGCGGGCGTTCGAGTTTGTCCTGCCAGCAGTTGGTCCTGACCCAAGCACGGTGCGTGGGCGCATGCTCTGGGAATTTCATGGGCATGGCTGTTTTCGTGTAGTTGGCACCGATGGCAAGCGCATTCACTTTGCCGACATGGGCATGTGTAGCAAGAAAATGGCTCCGCAAGACAAGAGCGTTGTTCTTGCTCCATATGCAGCAAACATTATGATGCATGCGTTTTCCGTTCTTACTAAAAAGCCACAAGGACCTGTCCCACCGAAGGTTCGAGTATCCAGGGGCGTCGTCAAGTATAGTAATGACCTGCAGTATTCTTGTGTCCAATTAGCTGATACAGAAAACAGGCTTGTTATGTATATTGCATTTCCGGACGAACCGTGGATCAATTACAATAACTCCCTCAATTGGGTGCTGTACGCGCGTGACCATGTTCCTGTTCGCCTGGACAAGAAAGCCGTTCAGAAGGCGCTGGCGTTTTTTAATAAAGCTGCGCGACATGGGAAAAAGAAGGATGTGATTCCGGTCGATTTCTATTGCTTGCAGAACTCGAATCGCATTCGCCTGCTTTTAGATTACAATGGTATGATTGCCGAAGATGAGATTGAGACTATCAAGCAGAACCAGCGCGAGTTTAATGTCGGCATGAATGCGAGAATGACGGCTGATGCTCTTTCGCTGGTTCGTGGCAACGAGTGCGCAATTCTGTTCAAGGCTGATGAAGAGTTGCCAGTGAATCCGTACCTTATCAAGCACAAAGATGAGCTCGGTGAGTACCGGTCGCTGATTTCTCCAATCAACCCAGATTGGAGTCGATGCTGAGGGTATTAACGTGGGCAAGATAGTGTTTCTATCACTTTTCGTTGCTGCGATTGCTTGTGGCTTTTTCTCTGGCGCCTACTTTGCGCTTCACCAAAGCCGCGAGCTGCGCTGCGAAATCGATGGCACAGTTGCCCTTGAGCGTGTTGTCAATACATTGTCCGGCGTGCGCGATGCGTGTCACAGGACGGAAGATGTTTGTGTGAGCTCTCAAGCAATCAAAGGAGTCAAAAGTGGCAGAAAACAAAGATAGAGAAAGCGTGCTGGATTCTGCGATTAAGCAGATCGAAAAGAGCTTCGGCAAGGGCGCAGTTATGCGCCTTGGTAGCAAAGCCGATCAGCGCGGCATTGAAGTGATTCCTACTGGCTCTATTGGATTAGATAAGGCACTAGGGGTGGGAGGGGTGCCGCGCGGTCGGGTGATCGAGATTTATGGGCAGGAGGCGTCAGGAAAGACTACGCTGGCATTGCATATGATCGCCGAAACGCAGAAACTTGGTGGCGTTGCTGCGTTTATCGATGCTGAGCATGCGCTTGATGTTCAGTACGCCTCTCGCCTTGGCGTGAACACCAGGGATTTGCTTGTTTCGCAGCCTGACTACGGCGAGCAAGCATTGGAAATTGCCGAGGCTTTGGTGCGTAGCGGCGCTGTCGATATGATTGTAGTCGATTCGGTTGCTGCGCTGGTGCCCAAGGCTGAGGTAGAAGGAGAAATGGGCGAGCCGCAGGTCGGTCTCCAGGCAAGGCTCATGTCCCAGGCGCTACGCAAGCTCACTTCGATTGTTTCAAAGTCGAAGACAGTGCTGGTATTTATCAATCAGACGAGAATGAAGATTGGCGTCTTCTACGGCAATCCGGAGACAACGACAGGTGGCAACGCCCTCAAGTTCTATGCTTCAGTGCGACTTGAGGTCAAGCGCGTTGCGCCGATCAAGCAGGGCGAGAAGCAGGTCGGCGCACGCACTAAGGTAAAAGTTGTAAAGAACAAGGTAGCTCCGCCATTTCTTGAAGCCGAGTTTGACATTATCTACGGACGTGGCATCTACAGGGGCGGTGAGCTGCTCGATTTGCTTGTGAACTCTGGCGCTATCAAGAAATCTGGTTCATGGTATTCGTATCAAGACAAGCAAATTGGGCAGGGGCGTGAAGAGGCTATTCGGTTCGTAATGGATCATGAGCCAGAGTTTATCGAGCTGGCTCGTAGTGTAGTTGGCTCTACTGGCATTTTTAATGCAGTACAGGAGGAGAATGAACTATGTTGAGAGTGTCTGGCTTGATCGAGGCGTACGCAAAGATGACTGGGTATGAACTGCCATCTTACCAGATTCGGCTGATTGAAGATGAGCTGGTCGGCAGATTGCAGCTCGGGTTGAATGACATTGCCCACGCATGTAGGCATGTTGCGTACAGTGGCAAAGAATTGACGCTTAAGAACATCTTGTTTGCAATCCCTGATGCATGGCCTCGCCCTGAAGAAGCAAAGGCTATGTTATTCTATGCAGACAAAATCCCAACGCTGGCTGTCGAAGTTGGTGACATATATGGCCTCTTTGGGAGGGATGCAGATCAGGCATTTATAGAAAGTTACGAAAAGCTTGTTTTGCGGGCTTGGGCAAATGGCGAGGTGCGCGCGAAATGGGTAACTAGAGACGAGTTAGTAAAGGAATTACAGAGGCGTATTGATGTAAAAAGAGCAGAGCGTGCTTTGAAAAGAGAAGCCTAGCGAAAACCACGAGCAGGAGGTTACCATGTCTGATATTTCTGATTTGATTATTCAATGCTCGAAGCTAGAAGGTCGTGAGTTACCGTCGTATCAAGTGCAGCTTCTTGAGCAGGAGCTGGTCGAGCGCTTGGGATTAACAAGC